GATATTTTTATTGCTGATTCCGGTTTTATGTTAATGGGAGCAGGAGCAGTTCTGTTCTTAGCAGAAGTTTTAGGAATCATAGAGGAGATTGTATAATGGAGGATGGTCCAATGAAAGCTCACGTAGAACGTGATACTGTAGGCGTTGTGAAACAAGAGTTCATTACGTATCGTAAGAAGAACGGTATGCTTGTAAAAGAAAGTACTGTAAGACAGTTTCATAGTAACGGTGACTATAACGATAGTTATTTTGATGAACCCCTTTGTAAAATAAGTGATTAAATATGGCAGAGAAAAAAGTATATTACAGTGAGATATTTCATTCCATACAAGGTGAAGGACACTATACAGGTGTGCCTACTGCTTGGATACGTTTCTTTTTATGTAATTTACAATGCAGTGGTTTTGGACAGATAGATCCTACTAATCCAGAAACATATGATTTGCCGTTTTTAGATTATGATGTTAGCCAGGTAAAAAGAGTTGAAGACTTGCCTGTGTGGGAAAAAGGTTGTGATAGTTCTTATACTTGGGCAAAGAAATATAAACATCTAATGGGACAGGAAGTTCCTAGTGTGTTAGCAAATAAGATTGTTGATATACTAAAGACAGAGTCGAACCCAGAAGGTAAGTTCTTACATCCTATGAGTAAGCAAAGACAACACTTATGTTTTACAGGTGGTGAGCCTTTGATGGTCACAGGACAGTTAGCAAGTGTTGGTATATATGAAGAATTATTAAAACAAGGTAATTTACCCGAGTCGATGACTTTTGAAACTAACGGTACACAAAAGTTAAAAGAGCCTTTTAAAGAATGGGCTACAGGAATTGATCAAGAAGTATTCTTTAGTTGTAGTCCTAAACTGTTTACAGTATCAGGTGAAGAATCTAAAAAAGCAATTATTCCAGAAGTAGTTGGAGAATACAGACAAGTTTCTAAAGCAGGACAATTAAAATTTGTTGTAGGCTCTGAGCAAAGACAATGGGACGAAATGGATTCTGCTATAGAAAAATTTAGAGCAGAAGGTGTAGATTGGCCTGTATGGGTTATGCCTGTAGGAGCCAGAGAAGAAGAGCAAACTGCAACAGCCGGAGACGTTGCTAAACTGGCTTTTCAACGAGGATATAATGTGGCGGCAAGAGTACACGTTTATCTATTCGGAAATGCAATAGGCACTTAAGGAGGCCATTATGAGATTATTAATAGCAATACTAATTTTATTTACTGCGGTAGCAGTTTACACAGATGCGAATGCAGGCGAATGGCAAGACAAACCAATCGTTTGTGTTACCGAATCTGAAATGAAACAAGGGTTGGCAAATAGAGGAGAAATCAAACTATTTGAGTCAATCCAAATAACAACTGTACGTGATGGAACTGGATTGTCAGGTATTCCGGCATATTTGCCGCTGTCAATATACGTCAGTCCAACGACAAAATCATATACAATAATAGAGTACCATCCTGGTTATGAGAGCTATTGTATTATTAGTTATGGCACGGATTGGACAATAAAAGGAAAAAACTTATGAAAGACTTTATAAACAAAGTTAAAGATAAGTTCGTTAAGAAAGAAAAGGTTGCAGAAACATCTGAAGAGAAAAGACTGCGTCTTTTACAAGAAGAAAAGAAACAAGCAACAAAAGACAAAAAACCTTGGGTTGCAGTTTTGAATACTCATGTTAATGAAAAAGACATTAAGAATGGGTTCTTTGAGCTTGATTGGAATAACGAATTTATTGAACAACTACTTGATGCAGGTTATTCTGGGGAAACAAATGAGCAGATTGTTGATGCATGGTTCAAAACTATTGCAAGAAACATTTTGGAAGAACAAGGTTTGGATCCTAAAAGAGAAGCTGGTCATATAAAGATCAATAAACGAAAAGACGGTAAGACAGAAGTTAGTTGACAACGTGCTAATTTTGTGCTATAATTTAAACATAATAGTAAATTAAATAGGTTAATGTTATGAAATATGTTTTGGTAGATACTGCTAATACTTTCTTTAGAGCTCGCCATGTAGTACGAGGCGAATTGGATATAAAGGTAGGTATGGCATTTCATATTACTTTTAATAGTTTGAAAAAGGCATGGAATGATTTCGATGCTGATCATATTGTATTTTGTATGGAAGGTAGAAGTTGGCGTAAAGATGTTTATGCTCCATACAAACGTAATAGACAAGAATCACGTGATGCACTAACAGAAGCACAACAACAAGAAGAAAAAACGTTCTGGGAAACGTTTGATAATTTTAAGAATTTTATTACAGAAAAAACAAACTGTACAGTTCTACAACATGATGAACTTGAAGCAGATGATTTGATTGCAGGTTGGGTACAAGCACACCCTGATGATGAACACGTTATTATCAGTACAGATGGTGACTTTGCACAATTGATTAGTCCTAAGGTTGCACAATACAATGGTGTTAGCAATACAACTATTACACATGAAGGTTACTTTGATGATAAGGGTAAACGTGTAATTGATAACAAGACTAAACAAGAGAAGCCTGCACCTAACCCTGAGTGGTTATTGTTTGAAAAATGTATGCGAGGTGACACTAGTGATAACGTGTTTAGTGCTTACCCTGGCGTTAGAGTAAAAGGCACAAAGAACAAAGTAGGCTTACAAGAGGCATTTGCAGATAAAAGCAACAAAGGCTATGCTTGGAATAACTTGATGTTACAACGTTGGGTTGATCATGATGGTAAGGAACACAGAGTATTAGATGACTATAATAGAAATGTAATGCTATGTGATCTTTCTGCACAACCTGAAAATGTAAAAGAAAAGATTATGACAACAATTAAAGAAAATGCACAACCTAAGAACATAAAGCAAGTTGGGTTGCGTCTAATGAAATTCTGTGCATTATATGATATGCAAAGAATAACTGATAATGCTCAGGCTTATGCTGAGCCATTACAAGCGAGGTATCCTGTATTATGACAAGTTTAAAAGCAAAAGAAATTTTAAAAAATAAATTTTGGATCATCGAGGATGCTGACAGTAAGAATAAAGTTGGCACGTTATCCAAAGATAATGACAATAGATATATGTATAGTTGCGACACTGGTTCATACTTCTATGATAATAAGAACCAAGTAGAAAAGACACTTGGTGAGATACTATGGACAAAAGGTACAATATCAGATAAACAAGATGTAAGTAAAGAGATATACAAACTACCTACATCAACTACGCCTTACAATGCTATGTTTGATTTAAAACGTAAATTTGCATTGTTTACAAAAAGTAAAAAATCCAAGAGCCTATACTGTGCAGGTTATTTTTGCATTAGTTTTGAAAAGGGTTGGGTAAAAAGTTTTTGTCCGAAGCTAGTTACACTAGAGAAGTATCAACATAAAGGACCATTTAAGACTGAATTAGAAATGCGTCAGGAGTTAAGTAATGTCAACAGAGGTTAAACCTTTAAACCCTATACCACTTCAACAGTTCATTGATAGAGTAAAAGTTGCTGATGCTAGTAAGCAACCTGAGATCAGACTTACACTACAAGAATCTAAGATACTTGCATTTACACTAGGCGAAGTAATGTCTAGATTGCATGGTGATTTAGAGAAGCTAGTAGATCAACAAAATAAAACAGAAGAAGTCATTAACGTTACCGCAGACGGCGGTCAACAGTGGTAGCAGTTATCCTATAAACTACGTATATTACTATCTCTTTGAGATAAATATATGTATAGAGGATAACAAATGAGCAGACCTAAACCAACAGTTGTTTTAGAAAATATCAATAGAAAAACTTACAAGTCCGAGCAGGTCTTGGAGGCTGAAGCTATATGGGCCGTCTTTCACAAAGATAAGCCTTTTAATTTGAAAAGTTCTAACACACTAACAAACTACCCTGGACCTAAATACAAAAAGGTATCTTTCTCTAATCCAGGCCATGCACACAATTTAGCTAAAAAATTAAACGACCTTTTTACAAGCGAAGACTTTACAGTTGTTAAGTTAACTTCCGGCGAAACAGTTAAGGAAGAGTAATGAACTGGAAAGAAACCTATACCAAGGTATTCTTGAAACAGGCCGATATTGCAATAAGCGATAGCTCTATGGCAGAGTATATGCCTAAGTGGTGGCAGAATACTAGAGGTAAAGAAACTGGTGGTCTTAGACTAACAGAAGAAGGTATGCTTTTCTTAATGGAAAAGATAGAACTAGCTACGTATGAAGTTCCATTTCCAGCAGACTTTAAAATAACTACCCAAGTTATTATATTTTTGGACAAGTTTATTGACTGTCCATACTACCTAACCAATCGTGGAATCACAGTAACGGAAGAAAAGAAAGCACTCGAACTGCATCTTTTCAGTGGTGATGTCCGAAAATATGGCTTGAACAAAGCTCTAAAACGGACAGATGAATTGGTAAACCCTTGATTTTACTACATAATTTTTCTTAAAAAAATTGCATTTTCTGGTTGACCTTTTGAGTAATAGGTGTTATTATATATACATACTTAGAAATTAAGTATGGCACTGAAAACAAAACGTAACAAAGGAGTACAAAGTGGAAAACATCGCAGTTAGACAAGTTAGTCCAAATGGTGCAAAGAAGAGCATTATTAGGGCATTCAAAAAACAAAGACCAATTTTTATTTGGGGACCTCCAGGTATTGGTAAATCAGACATCGTTGGACAAATTGGTTCAGATATGTCAGCATTAGTAATTGACATTAGATTGTCATTATGGGATCCAACAGACATTAAGGGTATCCCTTATTATGCGGCAAACGATAATACAATGAAATGGGCACCGCCTGTTGAATTGCCAGATGAAAAATTGGCTAAGAAGCATAAGCATATTATTTTATTCTTAGACGAAATGAATTCAGCCGCTCCGGCAGTACAAGCCGCGGCATATCAACTTATTCTTAATAGAAGGGTTGGTACTTATAAATTACCTGATAATGTTTTGATTGTTGCCGCTGGTAACAGAGAAGCAGATAAAGGTGTAACTTACAGGATGCCAAGTCCATTGGCAAACAGATTTGTTCACTTAGAAATTAAAGTGGACTTTGATGACTGGTTTGCTTGGGCAGTACAAAATGATGTACACCAAGATGTAGTAGGTTACTTGTCATTTAGCAAGAAGGACTTATATGACTTTGATCCTAAGAGTCCAAGTCGTTCTTTTGCTACACCTCGTTCGTGGTCATTTGTTTCCGATTTATTGGAAGACGATGACGATGAAACAACCACAACAGATCTTGTTAGTGGTTCAGTCGGCGAAGGACTAGCCGTTAAGTTTATGGCACACAGAAAAGTGTCAGCTCAATTACCTAACCCTAGCGAAGTACTTGCTGGTAAGGTAAAAACAATGGAAACTAAAGAAATCAGTGCCATGTATTCCTTGACTGTTTCATTGTGTTATGAGTTGAAAGAAGCTAGTGATAAGAGCGATAAAAAGTTTGACGACAAAGTTAATAACTTTTTACGTTTTGCGATGGACAATTTTGATACCGAATTGGTTGTCATGGGTATCAAATTAGCTCTTACACAATATCAACTTCCAATCGATCCAGATGAAGTTGAGTGCTTTGATGAGTTCCATGAACGTTTCGGCAAGTATATTAAAGCCGCACAAGGAGATGGTAGCTAATATTTTGGCTATTAGGGGAGGATCTTTTTTGGTTCTCCCCGCTCTTTTTGGTTGACAAACTCAATTAAATATACTATAATATACATATAACAATTAGGAAAAGATGGCACACATGACTAATATAGCAACACAAGATCAAGAAGTATTAGATAGATACGAAGAGATCAAAAAAATACCAGAAATTGAAATTACTGACGAACTTAAAGCAGAAGTTCTAGATAAGATTATTGTAGCAAGAGTAGGCTTACTACTTAGACATCCTTTCTTTGGTAATATGGCAACTAGACTTATCATTAAAGAAGCTAGTGATTGGTGTCCTACTGCCGCAACTGATGGTAGACATTTATATTATAGTGTTCCATTCTTTGCTAAGATGGATAACAAAGAAATTGAATTCGTTATTGCACATGAAATACTTCATTGTGTATTTGATCACATGACACGTAGAGAAGATAGAGATCCACAGATACATAATATCGCGGCAGACTATATTGTAAACAATACACTTGTTAGAGATGGTATTGGTAAGAAGCCTGCAGATATTCCAATTTTCCAAGACTTTAAATATGATGGTAAAACTTCAGAAGAAGTATATGATGACATCTACAAGAAGTATGATGAAGAAGAATTAAAACAATTAGGTCAATTACTTGACGAACATATTGACTGGGATAAAGATAGCCAAGATAATCAGAAGGCACCTAGCAAGAAGGGTAACAAGAAAGGTCAAGGACAACCTAGTTACTCTAAAGAAGAACTTAAAAAGATCAGAGATGAGATTAAAGAAAGTATGATGGGTGCGGCACAGGCCGCTGGTGCTGGTAAGGTTCCTGCAGAGATTGAAAGAATGATCAAGGAACTTACAGAGCCTAAGATGAATTGGAGAGAGATTCTTAGACAACAGATTCAGTCAACTATTAAGAACGACTATACTTACATACGTCCTAGCAGAAAAGGTTGGCACACAGGAGCAGTTCTTCCTGGTATTAACTATGACGAAACAATTGATATTTGTATTGGTATTGATATGTCAGGTTCGATTGGTAACGAGCAAGGTGCAGACTTCTTAGGAGAAGTACAAGGCATTATGTCAGAGTATCAAGACTATAACATTAAGGTATGGTGTTTTGATACTAAGGTTTACAACGAACAAGACTTTACTGCTGATAATGGTATGGATCTTAATCAGTATCAATTAATGGGTGGCGGTGGAACAGACTTCAATGCCAATTGGGAATATATGAAAGAACAGGATATTGTTCCTAAGAGATTCATAATGTTTACTGATGGTTATCCTTGGGATAGCTGGGGTGATGAAAGTTACTGTGATACAGTATTTGTAATCCACGGACATCACGATAAGAATTTACAGGCGCCATTCGGTCTTACTTGTCATTACGAAGAGGCAAGATGAAACCAAATGCATTAAACTTTTTTGAAATGAGAGAGGTTGATTTTCAGGCTCCTCATTTCGAATACACTCATTTCCAACAACAATATAACTTTGAAACCGCACTTCATAAGTGGATTGGAAATAATCTCAAAGGCAGATACTTTATAGGCAAAACTTTGGTTTTGGATAGAGAAAACCAATACCAAAATAATGTTACTGTGGGTTTTGAAGATCCAAAAGAGTTATCTTATTTCATGTTGGCGTGTCCACATTTGAAATACTAATAAATATTAAGTAGGTATATAATTATACTACTATTAATAGGAGAGACATAAATGTCAGAAGAAAATAAAACTGCAACGGCTCCGGCAACTCCGGAACCAAGTATGGCAACTGCACCGACGGGTGCTCCTGCTAATGCTCCAGTTCAAGAACTTACAGTTCAAGACTTAGGGGTATTGAAAACAATCATTGAAGTAGCACAAAGTCGTGGGGCGTTTAAAGCCAACGAACTTGAGGCTGTTGGAAAGACGTATTCTAAACTAGAGGCGTTTCTAACTTCAATTCAAAATCAACAAGTAGCTAAAGATCCAAATGCTCCAGCACCAGCAACTGCACCAGCAACTGCTCCGGTAAGTGAGCCAATTGATCCTGCTACAGGAGAGGTAAAATAATGGCCCTAAAACATATAGGAAGATTCAAAGGTAACGGAAGAAAAGTTGCCGTTGTTTTTAGAACATTACCTGATGATCCAGAAAGTGCTTTAGTGGTACAAACTGAAAACTTAGGTGATTCAGAACACGACACATTGATCAATATGTTAGAAAGTAACACTGGTCAAAGTGCTGATGAACTAGCAGATGCTATGCAACGTACTCCACTAGGAGACGGTAGTATTATGTTAGCAAACTTCCACGTTAACGGAAAATTAACTAAGGTGAAAACTTCAGATATTGAAATGACACCAGATACACAGACTACTATTGGTCTTGATGAACTAAACAAAGTCATCGCAGAGCAAAAAGGTGTAGCAGTTAAGGACCTAGCGGTTGGCGGTAGTTCAGTTGAAGAAGTAGCAACTGCAACAACTATGCCATCAGGAGAAGCATCAGCAACTGTGGACGCGGCAAACGAGCAACCTTTAACAGACGAAGATCTAGCTAAGAACATGAGAGCAGATGCTGATCGTATGTTCAAAGAAGCTGAAAGACTACGTAAAGAAGCTGAGGATTTAAGCCCTACGAAAAAAGGCAAATCCAGTGCCAAGGCGTAGCAAACGCCTTCCACCCGACGTTGTGAACAAATGGCCCGATGTATTCGGAGACGTTGACGTTCACGCCATACCGTTAGAGTACTTACACTCATTACGAGTTCGTTTTACTAATGGTAAGGCTTGGGATATAGCAGTAGACGATAAAAAGAACCCTGTTAAATCCTTGGAAAAAACACTAAAAGAACTGTTTAATACTTATGATAGCAGTATTAAGCACGTTGATTTTAAGCTAGATACTGATCGTATTAAAAAAGATGTACAAAAACGCACCACAAAGTTCATCAAGCATCGTAAGTAATATTACTAAAAAGGTATAAATACATATAACAGATCCAGGAGTTATATAAATGGCATTAAAACTAAGAAGAGGTACAGACTCACAAAGAGGGCTTATAACGCCAGCTGATGGTGAATTAATCTATACTACAGATACTAAAAAACTGTTTATAGGTGACGGTGCTACTGCGGGTGGTAATCCCGTTGATACAGCCGGTAGTGCATTAGGTTCAAATTTAGACTTAAACAATTATAGCTTAACTGGAACAGGTAACGTTAATATTACTGGAAATATTACTGCTACTGGAAACATCACTGCTGACGGTAATTTAACACTAGGTGGTAACTTAACTGTTGGTGATGCTACATCAGATACATTAAACTTAACAGCCAAAGTTGAATCACATATTTTACCAGACGTTGATAGTGCAAGGAACATTGGTTCAAGTGTACTAAGATGGGGTGCTGGTTACTTTGGTGCTTTACACGTAACAGATGATATTAATGCTGGATCAGTAAATGCTAATATCGTTGCAGATGATTCTACAGTAGTTTTAAATAAAGCAACTGGAGCCATTAATGCTTCAGGTACTTTCAAAGGTGATGTTAATGCAACTGATAACACTAGCTTCTTTAATGCAACTTCAAAGGCAGTAAACGCCGGTGCTATTACGGCAACAGGAACTATTAGTGCTCCTGTTATTAATGCAGAAGCATTTACAGGAAATTTCAAAGGTACTATTGTTGGTGACGATTCAACTGTATTAGTTGATGCTGTCAACAGTAGAGTAAACCTAAACAATGGCGTTGTAAGTTTTGTTGAGAATCAACTTGAGCTTAACAATGTAACAGAAGTTAAACTAGGTAAAACTACAGACTCAGCTGGTCCTACATTTAAAATTACATCAGCAGATGCAAGTGCTCCAATTAACTTTGTCAACAAGGCAGGAACAAGTGTTAACAATACAAGTAAGTTAACATTTTCAGCTTACCATGGATCATTGGTAACTCCAGTAGATCCAACAGCAGGTGACTGGAATGGTGCATTAACGGCTCAATCATGGGATACAAATACAAGTGCTTTTATTCCATCAGCAGTTATGGCATTCCAAGTTGATCCAGATGAGACTGTTGCATCAGACCAAGTTAAAGGTAAATTACTATTCATTAGTAATGCAGGAACAGGAAGTTCACCAGTTTTAAAAGCTATGTCATTTGATGCAAAAGGACGTTTAAAAGTTAACGGTGCTCCAGGTGATGTTGCAGGTGCTAACTTAGATGTTGTTGGTGATGCACAATTTTCAAGTACAGTTAAGTTTGCTAACTTAACAACTACTCAAAGAGACGGACTATCTTCAGTAAGTGCTGGTATGGTAATTTACAATACTACATTAAGTAAGTTACAATTACGTACTGGTGTTGCTTGGGTCGACTTACACTAATTCAGCTTTAACTTTTCCAAACCAATTTAAAAATAAGTAACAGTATGAGCTCTATAACTCTCTTTACATCAGGGTCAACAGACCAACCAAAAGACGTGACCCATTCGTGGGATCATATTAAGAAATGTGCGACCAAAAGCATTAAAGAAATTGGATTGACTGAAGAGGATAGAGTGCTAGATGTGTTTCCTGCGAACACTATAGCCCACTACACAATCACCGGTGTTCCTGCGTTTTTAAGCGGCGCACAGTACGTTTCTAGCAACTTTAGTGCATACACCTACCTCGACTTATTTAGACGCTTTAAACCGACGTATATTGCGTTAATACCACGTCATTTAGAACTGTTATTAGGCACTAAAGGCTTTAAGGATTTGGATATGAGTTGCGTCAAATACATGGTTACAGGCAGTTCAAAAATAGACCAAAATTTTATAGATGAATTTAAAAATAAGGGAGTTCAAAAAGTCGCGAACTGGTACGGCATGACTGAGTTTCCTCCACCAATTATGATAGGTTATGATTCACCTGCATTTGATTTCAACACTATAAATCATCAAGAGAATCATGTGATGTTTATGCCATTACAAGCTACTGGCACTAACCTTCAACATTGTATTATCAACGGCAGATCAACTGGTGATATTTTTAACATGGACACAAAAGAATACCACGGTAGATTAAAAGAAGCAAATGGACATACTTGGAAAAACAACTTTTAGACTTGCTACTGAAAGAGATAGACCTTTAGTAGAACAGTTTTGTAAATCACAGAACTATTCAAACAATACATCTTTAGAAGCAATGAAATGGGAATGGTGCCTACGCAATGGTGCATGGACTGTTGCAATTCATGAAGATAAAATTATTAGTATTGCAGGTATTCATGACTTGCCTGAAGCTGGACATAACTGTTATAGATGTTTGTTCCGCGGAGCTCAACTACCAGGATACACACTAGGTACAGGAAGAGATATTTTTAAGACAGGTATACAATTAAGTTACTTACTAAACTTACAAATAGAATGGGCACCTAAGTCAGCAGACTTGTTTATTAGTACAAATATAAACGACGATGGTGGTAAGAGTCAACGTATGAATAATACTATGATGCCATTACTAGCTAAACGTGGTATTTGGTCTTTAGATCAACAAATAGAATTATATAATGTACCGCAGAACTTATGGCGTATTAATGTTCAACGTTATAAGGAAGAGCGTAACCTCTCGCTAAAGAGCGATAAGAATATTGATCAAAAATTGTAAAAGGTTTCTTTTTAATTACAATTTCTTTCATTTCATTTTTCCAATAGTCTGTGTCTTTACTTGTAGCAGTATAATGAAGTTCTAAGAATTCTTCTACGTGTTTTACTACGTTTAACCATTGCTTGTTATACACACTAGGTTTGTCCACTAGTCTTACTAGCATTTCAATTTGATATTGTATTAGCCATATTGCTTGAGCTTCTAACGGTTCAATAAATCCTGCACTTAATCCTATATTTAAAATGTTACCTTCGTAGGGGTTAGGACAATATTGACTTTCCCATTCAATCACTCTTAACTTATCTAGTTCTAATTTGTGAGGACATTTTTCTATAAATTCTGCTTTGGCACTTTCTACTGATTGATGATCTTTACTAAACACATATCCGTTTCCAATGCGATTCTGTAAGTAAATATTCCACATCCACCCGTTACTTAATGCAGTAGTTTCCGTATAGTATTTTAACATCTTATCGTAACTAGGTGCAACTATGGCACAATTATTTTTTAGGTTAGTTTTAATCATTTCTTTTGCAGGAAACAGATCACTAAATCCAGCACAATTAATAATTAAATCTGCATCAAGGTCGTCTATAGTATCAAGTGTTTTATTAATAAGTTCTACACCGTTTGGTAGTGCAACCTTATCTCTCAGCATAATACCAAACTTGTTAGCATCAACATGATAAGCATGACGCCACTTTTTAGTAGGCTTTGTATAATTACGCATCCATTCAATCTGTTCTCTATGTTCAGACTCATCAAAGCAGAAATGGTGCCACCATTCTTTGTTGTGCCAATCCTTATGACATATTGTATATTTTCTTACTGCATCACAATGGTCAAATAGGTCTTGTTCTGTTAGTCCTAGTTCTGTAATAAAGTCGTACATACTAGGCAACGTGCTTTCGCCTACACCTATTATAGGAATATCTTCACTTTGTATTACAGTGATGTTCCAATCAGTTTTCTTTGCAAGATAACTTGCAGTCATCCAACCAGCTGTTCCACCACCTACTATTGTTATTTTCATAATGCTAATATATCTAAAATTTTAGTTTCGTCTACTCTAGTTAAAAAGTGAGCTCTATCAGTTTTACCTGGATTTTCTGTTCCATGGTAAGCATTGGTATTTAATATGTAAACTTTGCCAACTTTCATATTATACTTTACTTCTCTATCTTTTCCAAAACAAAAAACTGCTTCTTCGTTTGTTTCTAAAGGTATATGTAATTTCTTTACACTACTATCTTTATGTGTTTTAATTTCTGCACCAGGACCGTGTACTGTGATTATACATTGTTTAAAACTTTCTTCTCCTAGCATTTCGATTAAATCATTCATATAATCAAAACGATACTTAGGCAATATATTACACTTATCATAAAATTCTGGGTCAAGTGTTTCAGGAAACATATCTGTATTAGCTTGACTAGGAGGAGGTAATGGTTCGTATCTTTCTTTTGGCCATGCTAGTGTGTATCCACTAATAGGACCGCAGTAGTAACCACAATAACCTAAGTCCATATATTGTTTACTAACTTCAACATTTAATCTATCAGGAAAGTTATAGAAATCAAAATACATATGATTAAATTTTTTCTTTACATCAGAGTAATACTTTTGTAGTTTATCTACATCAAGATCTAAATTTAATTCTATCGCTCCCCAATGATCTTCTTCATATAGCATTTTCCAACCAATGTCTTTAGGATCGTAATTTTTGATTATCATAGTGTTTCCTCTTTGTATTTAAGCAATTCCATTTCCTTGTCTTTAGGAACTTTAAAAAACAAATGAACTCTATCTGTTTCGCCTTCATTATGTGTACCATGTGGTATGCTAGTATTAACAAGAGTCATACGCCCATCAGCAGGTAATACGTATTTCCTATTAGGTTCAAACGTAAAATATGCTTTCTTGTTAGTTACTATAGGAATATGCACCTTTAGATAATCATCAGTATCCTTGTGAAAGTTTATTAATGCTCCTGGCGGGTGTACACTTACACTAAACTGATGTGCGAACGGAAACTTTTCCTGTAACTTCTTTGCTAATCCAAACATACATTTAGTATCTTTATATTCCTGTTTTTCTTCTTTAGTGATATTATAAGGAGGACAAGGTTTAGTTAGATCTTCTAGATTACTTTGTAATGCCCAACCGGTTACTCCTTTAAGTTTATGTCCACCAACTCCTTCTTCTTCATTGCCTTCCCATACCCACCTCATATCATTATGGTCATGCTGGAGACTTATAAAGAAGTTTCGTAACTCGTTTATATCTATTCTAGGCTTTAGTACTCTAAGATCTCTGTTCATCTACTATCCTTTTTATTTTTTCTTTCTTCCAATCATCATAACTTTCAACATAATGCTTAAAGTCAATATTTGCTATTGTAGGATTTTCAAACCAAAAGTCTAGCACTTTGTTAAACTCTTCTTGACTCATTCCTTTACCGTCTTTTTCTACTTCGCTTATTGTCATGTGAAATAGATTCGTATGTGTATTTAATGTTTCAATAGGTAGCATCTTACATCTTTGCTTTAGATTGCGTTTTACTCTAGCATAATCTTCGTCAGTATTAAAGTCTCCAGCAATACTACCTATACAAATAATATGTTTTACTTTACCGTATACTGCATTTAAAAGTTTTATTTGATAGTCGTCTATGCAACTAGCATTAACAAACACATCATTTTTTAATATTTCATTTACAATATCGTCAAAGTTTTCATTAAAATCATACCCTGTTTCTCTGCTTAATTGCGTTACATTATAACCTTGGTACTTAGATAACTTGGCAAAATAGTCATGTAGCCAATTGAGTATGTAACTACCCGAATGTCTAATTCCTTTTCTACTACCTGTTATCGCTACGTTCATAAAGTTATTTCCTTGTTAAGTATCTTTAATAAGTTTTCGTGTGTAGGTTTTGTTTGTATATGCACCCTACTTTCTTTACTTTTATTAATTGTACCATGTGGAATAGCGGCATTAATTACATAAGCCTTGCCTGGCTTCATGTTATATTCTCTTTCTAAATTTTCTCCGTACAAGAATAAAGCATTTGGATCACTGTCTACTGGTATGTGCAATCGTTGTACGTCTGGCCCGTCGATGTGTTTTCCTAATACAACACCAGGTTGATGATGTCTAATACTTGTATCTCTCCATACAGCTTCACCTAGTTGATCATATAATTTTTTAAAGTATCCGAACTTAAACTTTTCCTGAACAGATTTTTCACCTGGATTAATTAGTTCTGGATATAGGTCTTCTCTTCCTGCCCATTTAGGAGTACAAGGAATTTCCTTTTCGCAATACCAACTGATCTCCATTACTAATATTTCTTCTGGTATTTCTAATTGATCCTTAATATATTTTATTATATGATACCCTTCATCATGTACACCTCTGCCTTCTGATCCTACTTCTCCTGCAAATGCTGTGTCTATGTTTTTTAAATGATATTTCTCTTTTAAATATTCTTCTTTACGCCAACTAAAATATAGATGATTGTATTGCTCATGTACTTGCTCATACCAGCTTTGTAAGAATAAAGAATCAAGATTCCAATCTAATTCTATTATATCCCAATCCTTGCTATTTAAATATTCTAAACTATATGTCATTGGTCCAAACCTTTCCATATAGATGTATTCTATTTGTACTACCTTTGTTTTCCACACTATGAGGAATTGTTGTGTTTACTAGATAAGCCCAACCTGGTTCCATATGAAACTCTTCTCCGCCTATGATCCAATTACTATCTTCATTGGTGTGTATAGGTATGTGTACTCTAATCTTATCTGTGCTATCCTGATGCGTAATTAGTTTAGTACCTGGCGTGTGTATAGTTACTAACCACTTCTTACTACGCATAGGTAATTTTTCTACAAGCTCTAGTCCGTAACCAGTAAAACATTTACGAGGATTTAATTCATCGTTATCGTTATCTTTGTATTCTTCTTTTGCACAACCTTGTTCAAAAGGTTTAGGTCCTGGTTCATCACTGTTCCAACAAAGTGTATAATAGGCCGCATCGTCTGGCAAGTAATGTCCTGTCTTTGCTTCAGGGTCACTAATAGGAAACTTCCACACATGATGATTCTCACCTATAACAAACTTCCAATCAGAAAAATTTTCTTCAAGGTCTTTATACCAAGTTTGTATTTTATCTACATCAACTTCAAACAGTTTCTTAACTTTAAAGCCTAAGTCAAGAGGTTCATGTTTTTCAATGTACCGTTTGAAATCTTGGGTGTGTTGTTCCATCTGTGTTCCTTATACTTTGTCTTAAATCCATTGCAACATAATCGTGACCATATAATATTAAATCATTAGGTACTAGTTCTCTAAATTTTTTAAACTTGTTTTCTAATACTTCTGGTTCTAAATTCCAATGAAGCATTTCGCTTGACCAAATGTTTGTAGTCCATAACACTTTGTTACCTTGTTGTGCATTAATTATATGAAATAGTTCTTCTGGTTCATTTACAATATCAATCTTATAGTAAGCATGATCTAGTTCTACATATCTATCCCATAGCTCTTTAAATGCTTCTCTACCACCATGTTCTTCAACTTCTTGTAACCAAAACGACTCGTAATTGCCTCTATATGTTGAACTGAAGTTATAGTTTAGGTCGTGTTCCAATAGCCATAGGTGTAAATCGTAGCCATCCCATGTTTCTATTAGGTCTCTTTTATACAATAAACTAGCATCACACCAATCAAAGTAATGTACCTTAGTACCAGGGTGTTCCATTGTACGATCATGAAATCTATTTGCGTTTAATATTGCAAGTGGTTTAAATCCTGCGGCCGCACTAAACAAATGTTCAATAGGTTGTGTTGTACGTATTCCTTCGCTTGAAAGTGTTTCTGTGTTAAAAGCATAAACACGATTCTTTTCTATCTTCTCTTGATAGTCTAGTTTGCGTAACCAAGCCTTTTGGCTTTGATTTAATTCATCTACTTGCCAATAATCTTTGTGTATCCAGCTCTTTGATAATATATCTGACTTGTTATACGGATATAAAAATATTTTACAAGCTCTCATATCGCTAGTTAAGTTATCTATTCTTATGCCTTCTCTTAAGGCTATGTCAATCCAATTAGATCCGTCTGAAGTTATTTCCCATTGTTTTTGTGATTCAGCAAAGTCAATCCAAGCAGGTGTATAATCAGCATGAACAGTTTCTTCACTTAATTTAAAGTTTTGTAACTTGGGCTTTCTATCTTTATAAACACCAATCTCGTCAAACTCTGGCTTACCTAGTTCTACCCACTTGTCTACGTTTACAAATAGATACTGTCTATGTAATCCTGGATACGCACCTTTTGTAAGGTAATGTTGTTTTGTTTTGTCCATGATATGACCTACAACAAAGAAATTAGGATTATCTTTTGCGTAACTTAAACTTTGATCTAAGAGGCTTGGTCCTCTAGTTAATAGTAATCCCTGTGCGGCAATCATGCAATACTTTTTATCTTCTTTGATTGCATTTTCTAAAATAGTTTTAACACTATTACTAGATCCTACATACTTACAATACCCCATCTTAATCATACGATTAATATAAAAGTATGTCATGTCAAAACAACGTTTTTGTACAAACTTATCTGGAATATCTCGTGAAATATCAAGTATGCCAATGGCTACTTCGTTACCTACATTAAGGGTATCATAGTATCTGTCTACTGAAACTGAATTCCAATCTTTCATATTAACCCCTATTGGTGAAATAACTTTGTCTTAACACATAAAAGAAATCTCTAATACGTCTTCCTAACTCATAATGTATAATCATATGTATGCGTGGCTTATCACTTCTATTCCATACACTATGAACGTTACTAATATCCATTAAGAACGCACTACCTTGATCTTCAAAAGGAACTTTACCATGATCTTTAAAAACAAAATCACAACCTTCTGGATTGTTTAAACTAATATTGCAAACACTTAAACGTTTTTCTGAATCATCTCTGTCTTGATGTGGTAATATATATCCACCTGGTTCAAGCAACATGAAACGCACACGGTTTAGATACTCTGCTGGCCAAACATCAGTTAAAAACTTTTTAGTTTCAGGACATTTATCAGCTACCCAGGTCCAATCTAACTGTTTGATAGAGTCTTGTCTATCTCCATAGCTGTCAAGGCTCTGTGTATCTTCATTTAATCCGTGTAGTGTTAAACTACGCCACCCTTTTCCGTATTCTTCTCTGTGTTCATGAAAAGAATCTATTAAGTTTTCCGCTTCATGGTACATACCCTTCCAAGGTTGGTTATCTAAAGCACTTAGACGAAAATAAGGCCATCCACTTTCCGTTACAATCCACTTTGGATCGAACTGTTCTGGATATTTTTGAGTCTTTATTATACCATTTGTATCATGAAATTGGTGTAGTTCTTGCATACACATATTTATTGCCACAACCCCATTAAATACTCTGTTTATGACGTTAAATACAGTATGCCATTCTTGAAATTAAAAGACATAGATACGGTGACAGTAGACTTTACGAGCCATTGTAATGCGATGTGCGGAAACTGTGCAAGAAACATAGGTGGAGTACAAGTTAATCCTAGTATGCCTCTTGAACACATGAAACCTGCTACTTGGAAGAACCTTTTTACTGAAAAAGTATTGGAAAACATTAACAAAATTATATTCAATGGGTCTTATGGAGACCCGTTACGTAATCCTTATATCTTTGAGTGTTTAAATTATTTAAAACAATATAACAAACCAGAGATACATATACATACCAATGGTGGAATGAATGGACCTAAGTTTTTTGCGGAACTGGCAGAGTGTTTAAAAGACTTTCCTTTTCCAACTCATGTAGTTTTTAGCATAGATGGATTGGAAGATACTAATCATTTGTATAGAAGAAATGTACAATGGCATAAGGTTATGGAAAATGCAAAGAGTTTTATAGACGCAGGTGGACTTGCACGTTGGCGTATGATAGTATTTGAACATAATGCACATCAACTCAAAGACGCAGAACAATTAAGCAAGGCCATGGGCTTCGGTAAGTTTGATATTAATGGTGGCTATACCTTTAGTGCAATAGATAGTGTGGTAGGTGAAGCTATAGAAAAATTTAAGGCAAGTAAAAAAGACGATGCACGAACAATTAAATATAACAAAGAACATTTAGATAATGTAGATCGTGTAAAAGGATTATTAAAAGAAGGATTTGACAAAGGACATATTACTTGTAAGTGGCAAAAGAAAAAGAAGATACAAATTAGTCATGTAGGAGAAGTATTTCCTTGTTGTTATTTAGAAGCTGAAAGATATCCCAAAGATGCTAATAGCATATACGCAAAAGATGTAACAGATATGAACTGGCTTAACATTAATAACAATTCTTTAGAACATATATTAGATAGTGATGTTCTAACAACTCCTAGTGAAAACAGATTTAAAATATGTGAGGTAACCTGCGGTGAAATGTAAGTATTTAGAACATCAAATTTGTACAAGATCAGACGGTCAATATCGTTTATGTTGTACTAGCTTTGAAAAAGATAACAAAGAAACCATATACACTCATACACCACAACAATGGCACGATAGTGATTTCCATAAAGGTGTACGTGAACAATTAGATCGTGACGAATGGCCTGATGCTTGTATTAAATGTCAAGAAGCAGAAGAAAAAGGTTTAGAGAGTATGCGTACTAAAGTTAAAGAAGATGGTACTAGATACGTTAGAAATCACTTTGGCCCAGGACTTTCGCATTGGGATCTTCGATTTGGTAATAGTTGTAACTTAAAATGTATTAGTTGTTTCCATTTATCTAGTAGTAGTTTAGCCGAAGAGGCTATTGCTATGCAGAAAGCAGGAGTACAACCACTTCATATGCCTTTACTAGATGAGCCTAACTTTAATTGGGTTACTGAGGAAACATTAAAACACTTTGAAAACTTACCTGATATGAAAGAAGTTTACTTAACAGGTGGAGAACCAATGATGGTTAAACACTTACCTGGCTTTTTAGATAGACTAGACCCTACTGTATGTGTAAGATTTAATACTAATGGAACATTATGGAACCCTAAAGTATCAAAGATATTAAAAAAGTTCCGTACAGTAATTATGAGTATGAGTATTGATGCGGTAGATCATAAAATAGATTATATTAGACACGGAAGTGATTGGGATATTATATCAGAAAATACACAAAGGTATGCAGAATTTTGTACTGTAGATGTTACTCCAACTACCAGTGTATTAAATGCAATATACGATGACGAAATAAGAGAGTATTGTGCAAAGAATCGTTTTAAAATTTATGATAACTTACTAATAACTCCTTATTGGTTACACGTAAAAAATGCACCAGACGAATTAAAGAAAAAGTTTACAGGAAACATTGCCAAGTGGGCTGACGTTGATGCTGACCCTGAATGGCAAGATAAGTTTAGAGAATATATAACAAAATTAGATAACTGGAGAGGTATGCATATTAAAGATTACCTACCAGAGGTAGCAAAAGCCTATGGACTTGATTAAGAAAAATTTAGAAAAGAATAGAGAAGTTTATAAACTTGAAGATAGATATCGTAAAGTTTGGTATGATATAGATATGGATCGTTTAGAAGAACACGTAACTATACTTGAAGATGTTATTCCTGGATATGTTTTAGATTATGGCAAGACAGAAAACAGTATGTACATAGACTATCATATTGTGCCAGGCACTCCTGCAAATACATTCGCACACACTCCTCAGTTTATAAAAAGAATACACGATTTCTGTCATGAGACACTTGAACAAACATTGCCTTATGCACACTACGATTGGGTATTAAGTAATATAATGATTGACGGAGATAACACTTATCTAGTTGATTGGGATAACGTAGGCATTTATTCCCCTGAAGAGATTAACACCAAGATAGAAAAAGATTTAAAATCTGCATTTGGAGGTTCTTATGACCCCACAAGCATTTAGTTATCCTATAGTAGCAAACAATGGAATGATTTATATTCCACCATTTGGTCTGACAGAGTCTATTGACTATATGTTAAAGTTTAATCCTAAAGACGAAACATTTACAAGAATTAAATTAGACGTTAGTGATTGCACAGAAAAATGGATATGGGGAACTGCTTGGAGAAACAAAATTATTGTGCTACCTTATAACGAAGATAATATTCTTATTATAGATACAGACGATGATAGTGTAGAGTATAGTGAAGTAGAAAAAGGAAAAGGAAAATATATACAAGGTCACATACACGGAGATAATTTATTCGCTTTACCTTACGGTGAACACGAACCATATGACTACGTATTAAATTTAGCTTTACCTTATATGTATCCAGACCAAGAAAAATTAAAGTTACCTACTAACGATTGTAAGAAATGGCATACTACACAAATAATAGATGGAATTATATATGGGTTACCTAGAGGTGAAAGTTTAGATAATAGCTTTAATTATAGAATAGAATTTGATTGTAGTAATGAAGAATATGAATTAACAGATATGCTACCTGAATGGGAAGACTATGAACACGATGGCTTTAATAATAAAAAGTATACTACAATGGCTAAGGTTGGCAATAGGTTATATGCTCCGCCTTATAGTGAAAACCCTAACTTTGATGTATTAACTAAATTTGTTGATGGTAAATGGATTACTGAACGTACAGGTATTAAAGAAACAAGCAGAACATACTTTGCTCATAGTGTTGCAAGTAATGGTAAAATATTTTGCCCTCCAGCAGGACACGAAGAAACATGGAGTGAAATGTTAGTTATAGACCCTTCAGCAGATAACGGTCATGATACGTATTGGCACACAGTTAATTTAGGTATAGGAAAAGAAAGTAAAAAATTCTTTGCAGGTGTTGAAAACAGTAAAGGATATCTTTACTTTATGCCAAGAGGTGGTTGCGTATGCGAACCTGAAAGTACTTGGAAAAGCCAAGGTGACTTAACAGAAATACTTAAACTAGATATTAGAACAGAAGAGTTTACTACAATAGATGTAAGCAAATTATTTAAAGATGATACAAGTATTGAAAAATATAATAAGTGCGTAATTTTAGATGACGTAATATATGCTTTCCCTTACGGACAATCTAAAGACTTTCATAAACTTTTAATATTTGATACTCTTACAGAGAAAGCAAGAACAATGGATTTAAGAGATGTATAAAGCATTTGAAGATCATTATAGAGAACTAGACATTAAGCATTTGTTATTAGCAGAGCATGATGGTGAATTAATATCTCCACCCTTTGCAACTGAGCTTTGTAAAGATTATAGTAAGGTGGCAGTTTTTGGGGATTCCGTTTCCTATATAGATTTAGATTTACCTCCTGTTACAAGTAAAATTAATGCTACTGCAAGAGTTAATGATAGCACTTGGTTAATTCCATATGGCTATTGGGACGAGTTTAGAACAGTAGTAGAGTTAAAAGGTACTACACCTATATACCATACACTAGACAAAGGCGGTATGGGACAATTTTATGGTTGTGCTTCTAACGGAACTACTGCTTGTAGTTTTCCTTTAGGAACTTCTAACACATCTTTTTTACTATACATTGATGAAAAAGGATTGCATACACAAGACTTTGATGCTGAAATGAGAAAGAGTCATATGGGTACTGCATACTGTAATGGAAGATATTGGAGTATGCCTAGAGGTGACTTTAGAAACTATAATGTATTAGTAAGTTATGACGGCAAGGATATAGAGAAGTATCCAATACCTGTTGACCATACTTTAAGTAGAAAGTTTACAGATTTAATTCCAGTAGGAGATACGTTATACAGTTTACCATATGGTGAAACAGCAGGACTTACTCAGGTTGTAGAATTTAATACAGAATACAATAGTGTATCTACACACGAACTAAACGTTCCAGACTTTGCTAAAAAATATAATGCTCAAGTGTTAGTTGACGAAACTATTATTGGTGTACCATATGGTGACGGAGATGACTTTGAAAGTAAGTACGGTGTTGTGTTTGATACAGTAACAAAACAGAGTAGACCTTTTGATATTGAAATAGGCTACGGTGGCAAGTACAGATTTAAATGCGGTATTGCATATAAAGGCAGAGCAATATTTTTGCCTAGTGGAACTCCAGGCTTACCTATTATAAGTGTAGCAACAGATGGTACGTTTCATGCAACAAAAACGGACAACTCAAAGTTGTTTGGAAGACCTATTATATATAAAGAAAAACTTTATACCTTGGTTTTCAACACAATTGATAATACCCATAGTTTGGTTACAATAGATGAATGGTTAAGGATACATGAGGTTACCAAAATATGAAATGTCTAGCACCATGGCATAGTATTTTGGTACGTTTTAACGGTGATATAGTACCGGACGGAGTATACAAGGCTCGCTATGGAAACGTGCTTAAATCGTCTTTAAATGACGTCTTAAACAGCTATACAGCAACGCACACTAAAGATTCTTTGCGTATGGGTCAACTACCACCCGAGTGCGAACAATGTGCTTTAAAAGAAGAATCTGTGGGTCATAGTAGGCGTTTATTCTTCCGTGATATACTTAATCCAATGGTTGAAAACAAGGAGTACGATTACTCCAAAAACTTCACAGACATACTATTTTTGGAGTTTAATATGAGTAATATCTGTAACCTAAAATGCCGTATGTGTAATGGTATTAGTTCAAGTGCTTGGGTCAAAGAAGAAAAGAAATTAGCTGAAATATCAGCAGACTACCAACGCCCAGTAGATCATCCTGAATTTGGTTATACTAATAAAAGTGAAGAAATTATTCAAAGATTATTTGAGGATCCTACACCATTTATGAACTTACGTTATCTAAGTATTAAAGGTGGAGAACCTTACATGGAACCTGCAAACAAAAAGATATTGCAGAAGTTTATTGACTTAGGAGTTGCAAAAAATGTTACACTTGACTGGACAACGAATGGTACGATCGTTGATGAAGAAGTACAGGAACTTGCTAGACACTTTGGCGAAACTAAATGGACAGTAAGTTTAGAAGGTACTGGTAGCTTATACGAATACATTAGAGGTGGTAAGAACTTTACATTTGAACAGCTCAATGAAAATCTAAAACAATATGACTTTGATAGGATCATTATTGCTGTAACTGTGATGGCATATAATATCTCACACTTAGATAAAATACATTGGTGGTTTGAAGAAAATAAAAAAGACAACTGGGAAATATATTTTAATAATGTAGTAGCCACTCCTGCATATTTGAATCCAAGAGTTTTACCTAATAAGATACTTGATAAGATTGATTTTAGATTTCCTAATATAAACTATACAAATAACGATAGTAAACTATTAGATACGTTTGTAAACTATACTAAAGATTTAGATAAAATTAGAGATACAAATGTTTTAGATCATTGTCCGGAACTTACTGATCTTTTTGTATAGGATCCATTGCCATATAATGAATATTAATATCTGTAGGACTATCAATTACCCACTTAACAAACTGTCCAGCTTGTTGTAAACTAATCTTATTCCTATTGTCTTTTCTTTCTTTTTGACTCTGTGAACTTAATTGTCCAAATGCTATATTACTAACTTTTATTTCGCTGTTACCCCAACAACTATCATTACTCATTTTCTTACTCAACCCGTCTAATAATGTTTTATTGTCAATGTAATTTTGAGGACTATAACCTGATTCCCAATAAGAACTAGTACTGCTTATGTTTATTATGTGTCCTCTTTCAAACTTTTTATAAACTTCTTCTAGTATTCTATTCTGTTGTCCATCTGGACCATACAAGCTGTTTACAAATACATCAAAGTCTTTCGCATGGTTGGCAACTTTTTCTGCGTCATTCATATCCCAGCCATTATGACGTCCTATGAATTCTACCCTATTGTTATTGTATGCTTCGTAAATACCTTTGCATAAACCTTCATAGTTAGGATTTCCTGTTACTAATATTCTACTCATGATGTTTGTTATTTCCTTTATGCCAACCTATGTCTTGAATATTTGTGCTATTGCATTTAGGACATACCCACCATTCATCTGTGTTATCATCTGTTGCTAGATCCTGTGCTACACCTCTCCAACCACAGACACCGCAGAGCCAGTTCCAGATTTGATTCATTCCTTCAGCAAGTGCTATGTTATCTTCCATTCGTCCTGTTCCTTCCTTATGTATATGTCGCTTAAACAACTGCATATACTCTTACCACAAACTATAGGTTCTGTAGGCAATTTATATCTTTCCAAGTTACCTATTGCTCCTCCGAATTGGCAGTCTGCTCTATACATATTACCCCACATATCTATATTGACACCATCTATGCCAGCCCAACATTTCCAACCTACAAACTTATTCTTGCCTTCTAGTATAAGTTCATTAGCGTCAACGTCTTTAGCATCTTCAAACCAATCATTAAGTTTTAATTGCATCTTTCCTCTGTGTACATCTTTATCATCAATCTTTCTAGTAAAAGGCCAATTTTTTATTAGATCCTTTTGTTTGTCTGTGTAAGTAACTACTTCATTTGTAATGTTATCGCTATACGTTTTATCAACAATTACCTTTGGCCATATTGTTGCGTTAGCTGTACTACTAAAGATTTTTTCTGATATACTAAATGCTTCATCGAAATCATCTGGTAACAACATCATATTAATTACTGTTGTAATTTTAGATTCATTAATAACCTTTATAAAATGCTCTGGGTCTGCGTATGCTTTATGATAACTTAACATCATAGCATCTGTGAAAGGAGCAATACGTTTAAAGTATTCCGGACTTTGACTACCGTTACTTACAAATGAAAACTTATGTCCTTGTTCTTTAACACATTCGGCCATGTCAATAAAATGTTTCCAGTATGTAGGTTCGCCGCCACTTATTCTAAAACAAATATCCTTTTTTACTTTTAAATTTTTTATAAAACGTTCTACAGTTTCCCAACGTGGCTGTCCTGTACTACCATTATGTAGTATGTCTGGACAATACTCACAACGATAGTTACATTTATTAGATAGTGTCCAACTAACTAAAAACCAATCGTTCTTTGTAATGTCCTTGTAGCCTAGTTTCATTACTCACTCATACTATGTTTTATAATAAGATCGTGTGTACGTTCATTTAACTTAACTGTTAAAATTAAAGCATATAGCCCGTCACTAAAACTAAACACACTATGATCTTTTTGAAAGTTAATAAAATATAAAAATCCTGGATCTGGATACATAGGCTTACCGTCAAGCATATGAACAAAGTTCTCAGGTTTACAATTTCCCATTACCATAAGCAATCTAAAGTATTCTGGATCTGCTCCTGGCCAATCTCTATGTGGAGGAAAGAATCCTCCTTGGTCAACACGTAATAAATGAACACGCCCAATGTCTGGTGAAAATACATCAACAAGTTTTGCTAGTTCAGGCATCTTATGATATACTTCAGTAGGAGTTGTGAAGTTTTCTTCTTTCATTTCAACATCATGATAACGTTGCATATGACCAAAACTATTCAGATGATAATTATCCATCACATCACCACTATGGCTTGTTATAGGTAATCCCCATCTATTGTTAACTTTATCTTTCTTAACATTGTACGGGCACCAGTTATCCTTAAACTGTTCTAAATCTCGTACACATTCCCATGGATCAACTTTTAATTTAAGTTTAACTGTATCACCTAAATTAGTAAGTCCGTTCCATAGCATCGCTCTATTAATGTCCATTAATATATTCTCCTAATTCTTTAAAAGTTTTGCTATAATCAGTCCCTCTAGTTTTATCAGTTACAGCCAAATACTCACGCAAAGCCGGTAGCTTATTACTCCAATCGTCCTGCATCATGTATTTAATCAACCCTCTCCAACGTTGAGCACCATATGGGTGCTGGTTGAATTCCAAATTAAACTTCTGTCTATCTATGAAGTTTTCTACTTTGCCCTTTATCCAAAGTTTTGCTTCCTGTGGTAAAACTTGTACATTTAGATATGATGGCAAATAAACCAAATGTGTTCCTATAATACCTCCTCCAAACATTGAAGGATTAATCTTGCTAAAGCCTTGATCCATTTTCCATTCAGCTAATTCATCTATGTAACCTACATTTAGTAATTGTACTGCACAGGCAATATTAATAACTGTATTATCCTTTGTATTCTCATCTAGCCTTCTTAAATTAGTTTCAACGTCCGACCACTTGCTTGGGTAACGTATGTAATCGTTACGTTCTCCGTAAGCATCTATGCTAAAGTTAAAACGTACTTCTTTAAAATGTTGCCATAACTTAAATAACTTGTCTGGCAATTCTAAACCATTTGAGTTATATCTTAAGTTACAGTCTTTGGCATATCCTTCGTCAACCATGAACTCTAATATTTTATAATGTTCTGGTATTAACAATGGCTCGCCACCTGCAAAATATAATTCTTGTATATTAAATGCTTGATGCTTCATTGTATCTATGAAGGATCCTTTTTTATACCAAGTATAATCAAATTGATCGTCCCAACCTTGATCTGCAATAAGATCTTTATTCTTATACTGTGGCATTTGTAGTTTCCATTCCTTAATCCAACTTGAACTATCATGTGGACTACACATAACGCATTTAAGTTGACATAGGTTACCTAAACGTAAATCAAAGTAAGGAATACTTACAGGTGCAGTACCATCTTCTTTTGTACTAGCAATGAGTTGATCAAAGTCTACACGTTGTTTCCATTCTTCAGTTTCCCATAGACGCTTACTTGAAATACCTTTTGCTTCTTCACTAAAACATTTTGTACAACTACTAGGTATTTCACCGTTCAGCATTTGTAATCTTGTTCTTCTCATGTGTTCGCTATTCCATACTTCTTCTATTGTATGGTCACGTAGGTTCATAGCAATACCATCTTTCTTAACAAGTCCTGCTGTCTTTTCATCTTGTTTACCCGCACCACTGGCATTGGCAGTACAACAAACTCTAACATCACCGTTAGGTCTTGTAGCTAAATGTATCCAGGGTAATGGGCAAAATGTTTTACTCATACTATCGCTTTTCCTACTTGTTCACCTATTTTTTTATAGTCTAATATTTTTCCTGTAACAGTACAGTCTTTCATATTGTTATAATTAATCGCTTGTAGTGTTATGCAATCACCTGTTGTTTGTGCAAGTATACCTATTGCACTATGACAATCACCGTCTACAAACTTCAATGCTGTACGTTCTGCTAATACACAATAAAATGTATCCAGATGATTTATTTGCCTTACTAGAGCTGTGTAAGGGCTCATAGTACGTGTCTGTATAGCAATAACACCTTGTCCAACTGCTGGTAACATTTTATCAAATCCAAACGTATGTGTAATATGATCTTGTAAACCTAATATCTCTATTCCAGATCTTGCCAGTACAACTGCATCATACTCACCGTTTTCTACTTTTCTAATTCTTGTTGGTACATTACCTCTAATATGTTTTACTACTAATGATTCATCTATTAGTGTAAGCTGTTCTAATCTTCTTGGTGATCCTGTTCCTACTACTGCACCAGGGTGTAGTTTTCCTACTACACAATCTCTTGGATCATTACGTTTCAGTACTCCTGCAAGAATTAACTCCTTGGGCATTATAGTTGGTAAATCTTTTGTGCTGTGTACTGCAATATCAATAGTTCCGTTAAACAATTCATCTTCTATACGTTTACAAAATACTCCTTTGCCGCCTATGTCAGCGATAACTTTATGTTCATGAATATCTCCGTCTGACTTTATAGGAACTATTTCTACAGTACAGTCTAGCTGTTCTAGTTTTTTAGTTACTAGTTCTGCCATAGCTAATGACAGTTCGCTACCTCTACAACCTAGTTTGACTTTCATTGTTTTCTTCCTATTAGCATATACCTTGTGTACTTAGGCAATTCTAATTCTGATTCTTCAGATACGTTTAGTTTAGACTTGCGTTTAAATTCTGCTAGATCTTTCATACAGTTTACGTGTTCTTTATGCTCAAAGTAGTTATTACTTTGTAAAATAATTTGTGCTCCATCAGGTACATTACCTAACCAAACATTATATTGTTCTTCTGTAATGTGTTCACAACTTGTATTAATAACAAAGTATGGTTCTCTTTTATATTCATAGTCACACATATCAGAAGTTACACTTTCAAACTTACCTTCCATCTCATAACGTTTATTCATCATACTAGCAATTTCTTGACACTTGGGATCTATATCAATACTTGTGATATGTTTAATTCCTAGTTCACTATTAAACATCATACAAGCTAATACACCATTCCACCCTCCATGTATTACGCACTCTGCGTTTCTAATTGACTTATGTTTTTCAAGTGCTTCAATCAACCACAGCTTACTCTTGATCTGTCCACCCCAGAAACTTTCAAGTGTACGATCCTTGTCTTCGCTGTTACGAATTGCGTCCATCCAATACTTTATATCATTGATATCTATTTTCATTAAAAGCCTATTCTTATTCCTATATTATGATTATCTCTGATAACATCATAATTATAAACAATGTTATACGTATGCCATATAGCTCTATACTTTTCAGGTATCATCTTTGTTGCTTCATAGTGTGCAAATCCTCTAGCAATAAAATAAGTTATAACTTGAAACTCATTTGGGTGCTTACCTAATATTTTATTCTTTTCATAATAGTTGTCATTGTTTGCTATTTCTAAAGTCTGTAACATATCTATTGTTTGTAATATATTAAAAGCAATGATACCTTTCTTATCAGTTTCTGTTAAAGGTTCTTTGTAAAACTTTTGCAACTCTATTGCATTTGCAGGAAACATCATTATATATAAAAATAAAATTACTCTTGCTATCATTTTCTAACTTTCTTGTTATACTCCAATGCTTCTTTTAACAAGGTTAAATCAACACCATTTTGTTTTGCGGTATAAATTATTGCTTGTATATCTTTAGGAAAACAATGTCCACCAAAGCCTCTTTCTTTTGTAACTTCGGTATGACTTGTACCTATGCGTTTATCTGCACCTATACCTGTTGCAACTGCATCATAGTTAATACCTGTTGCTTCACATAAGTCATATACTTGATTAAAGAATGCAACCTTGTTTGCTAAAAAACTATTACGAAAGTATTTAACTAGTATTAATTCACGTGGATCTGCAATACCAATGCTAATATTACCTAATACATTAACAAAGACTGACTGCCAAAAGTTTATGTTTCCGCCACCAAACATAAAATCCTTTGTATTCAATAGATCCTGTTCTGCTGTATTGTTGCGTAGAAACTCTGGGCTAAATGTTATATCCCTATCTGGAAAGTGTTCCATTAATGTTTCCCAACCTTCTAAACTAATTGTACTCTTTATTATAACAGGTACTTTAGGTGAACGTTCTATTACATCATATACACTATTAATTAAACAAGCACCGTTTTCATATGACGGTGTTGCTGTACATACAATTAATCCTTCCGTATCACTACTCATATCTTTGTATCCTTTAAACGGATCATATATTTCTATGTCGTAATGACCTCCAAACACCTTATGATGTGCTTGTCCTACTGCTCCATACCCTGCAATCGTTATTTTCATTTCTTCTCCACAAATTGTTCACGTAACTTATCAAAACTTCCACATTGTTTTGAACATTCTTTTAATCCACAAGTTGACCATTGACTGCTTATTAAGTCAAAGAACCCACTATCAAATATTTCTTTTAAACTTTCGTCGTGTAAGTTAGGAAACCTTTTAACTTTCATCATATAATCCATCTTACTTGGGAACAGTTGAGGCATCCATTTTAAATCTAACCAACAGCAAGGAGCAACATCACCACCTGCACTAATATATAACATATGATCTTCAACTGCTTTACAATTAATCTTTGGTAATTTTTCTTCTCTGGCCGCTTCAGCTGGTGCTATCATTTCTAAACTTTTATCTGACGGATATAACGTATCAACTTTATTCCAGTTTTCATCTATAACATCAAACTTTCCATCTCTAAAACGTGTTGTATGTTTTACTTGAAACTCTTTAAAACCTAATTCTTTAGATAACGCACGACAGTCTTCAAGTTGATGTTGATTGTGTTGAAAGACTAACATATCCCAACGTGCTTCTCCGCCGGCTTCAATAAATGTTTTTGCATTGTCTATAATTTTGTTCCAGTTTGTGTTTACTCTATATCTTGAGTGTGTATCTTCTAATCCGTCAATACCAAATGCCGCCACAACTTTTATTTTTGCAAGTTCTCTCCACCATTGTGCTACACGACCACTTCCGTTAGTGTGCATTGTTAAACCCATTGTTTCATTATTTCTTCTTAGGTACTGATATATTTCTAATGTATCCTTTGCAACAATAGGATCACCTAGGTTACCGCACATATTAAGATGCCATAGTTGTTTTATAAAATCTACACTGAACCATTTTTTAAATAATTCTATATTAACTTCTGCCAAAGTGATAGAGTCAAGTAAAGGACCACCATGCACACGTCTAGCACACATAGGACATTTCGCTTGGCATTTAGAAGTAACTTCTAAGTGTATCGATTTTATATCTTCTAACTTATACATTCTTTTCCTTTGGTATCTTACTGTCTGCACTACTAACACACGTTGGAGTTATACAAGGCATTGGTGCATTAAACAGCTTAAATCCTTCTTCTAACGTGCCTAAAGGTTCATCATGGCAACTATATGCACGTTTCACTTCATTGCTTCTTATAATACAACTTTGATATCCACTGTTACACATCCAACCTTTAAATTTGTTAAATCCGTATGCGTTTAATCTTTCTGCTTGATCAATCCAGTATTCTATTCCTTTAGCATCATATAATGCGACTTGGTAACCGTCTTGTTGGTTTTCGGTTCGTAAAATTTCTTTTTGGGCTTCCGTATAACCATCCACGACAAAACTAGCAGTAGGATCAGACTGAGGCTTGAGTGTAACATGAAGGCCCCTATCACTAAATCGTTTACTTCGTTCATAATATTCCTCCCAGTGTTCAGGCACCATTACCTGATTGATCGTTACAAGGACATCATTGTCCTGTAAATATAAAAGTTTGTCACCAAATTCTTTCTCATTGGCAAATTCCGCATGGAAACTTGCAGTAATACTTCTTCTGTCCATAACATGAGTTGCGTCTAACCATCTTGTCCACCAACGTTTTGCAGGACTGCAATTACTTGTCATGTGTATACTTAAATATTTACTTTCGTAATCTTCATAGTGTTTAATTAAATCAATAAACTTTTTATATGCTGTAGGTTCACCGCCACTAAAACTAAAATGAAACTTGTCAAAGCCATTTTCTCTAGCTTGTCGTTTTATCTCGTCTATTGCATTTGTATAAATCTTAAATTCTTGATGGTCGGGTGTACTGCTTCTAGCATAGGGCCAACAATAGCTACAATTATAGTTACAAAAACGTCCAAGGATCCAGGACACAGAAAACAAGTTGTTTTCCAACATAGTCCTTTGTCCTAGTTTTGTTATATCCTTAAAGGGTATCATTCATTTCATCCATATGGAAACGTTCTTGTAACCAATCAAAGTCATTTATTTTTGCTAAAGAGCTAGGCTCAGACTTGTAATTATTACCATAGTCACGACCACTCCTAGCGCCAAGGATACAAAATCTACCGAACTCTTTTTCAGAGCCCGTTGTACACCATGTATCAAGTCTTTTATTTGTTTCATCATCTTCTTGCCCCTGTATTATTTTACTAGACAACTTAACACATTCTCTAAAAGCACTTTTCCAAGTACTAAATTCATCTGTGTTAAAGCTAGTAATATTACTCACGAATGGCATAGCCTTGAACCTATCACTTATACTGGTAGTCATATCAGTACTGCTAATATCTACGTTCATAGTGAGACGTCTAGGTAGGAGTTTGACACCTCCATAACCGTAGATTAAATTGTTGATAGGATTTCGGCTACGCCATACATGGACACAATCTAAATCATATTCATTTACTTTATGATCTAAACTGAATTCTGGTAATAAGTCTGCATCGCCATCTATGACCCAAAACATTTTTGTTGAACATTTCTTCGCGGCGGCAATATGAGCCTGATGTATTCCTTTAACACCATGTATTCTTTTAGTGTTAGGATAGCGTTCTAATAAACGCTTATATCTTTCATCAGCATCAGGTTCGTTATAACTTATAAAAACTGCATCATACATAAGATTCTAATTCGTTTGCTAACTGCTCATGTACTGTTCTGTCTGGATGGCAGTTATCAGGAAACTTATCATTTTGTTCCATTGTTTTAATAGTATCTTCATAAGAATCTACTATCTTTTTAAATTCTGATTCAGGTGCTGTTTTAATAATTGCACTTGAATCTGCTAAATCTGGTCTTGCTCTACGCAACAAGTTTATTGTAGGCCAACTACTCATGGCAGGTATTTCATGTCCTAGCAAATTTTCCATCCAGTTGCGGTGAACGTGTTTTATAAAAGTATACTTAGATAGGTCTTGTGGAAGTTTACCCCAGCCTTCTATAATAATCCAAGGCACTTTAGTTTCATCATAAATTTTTTGTGCATTGTCTAACAATGCTGTAATTAATCTATTATTCATGTCAGCAATACTAGTTGCTTCTGTTACAATCTTATCACGTTGTACAAAATACTTTTCTAAATCCTTAAGACCTGCTTCTGCTGGCCAACGTTGCGGACTTAGATCTCTAATAGGCTCAGTAAGCATTAAAATTATAACGTCTGGATTGTAAAATACAGGACTAGTAAAAGGTGGTGCAAGTCCTAGTGCTTCTTCAGTTTTAAATAATGCTTCAGTATTACACCCGCCACCTATACTGTAATTTACTGTTGCATGACCTTTTTGATCTAAGTAATAACCAAAGCCTGGCCACACTACATTAAAAGGTTTTGAATGAGGTTCTCTAAGATATAGTTCTTTATTCCATGGTCTGAAAATCTCTGTTCCGTTAGCAACTGACGGTCCTGGAACAATAGTTCCCCATTCTCCTAGACCATTACTGTCGCCGACTATTAAAATTTTACTCACAAACTATGCCTTTGTCTTTCCTTGTATTGCCGTAGTAAACTACGTTAGGTCCTCGATACGTTCTCCATGGATCAAACACAGGTACGTTGTCAGGAACTGTATCTCCTTCGTGTACTAGTACGTAGATGTGTGGATTTTCTTTTACAACATATCCGCCATGTTCTTTTACATAATGTTGTACTAATAAACTATAACTACCATCAACATATTCAACTCCTGGCTTATAACTATCGCTACTAAACTGAACCTTGTTTCCGTATTTTAATATTTCAATAGCCATGTTTTCTGCTTGTTTCTCTCTTGCATTCATTACTGAATCAAATAAATCATAACCTAGTCCAAGTTCCTTTGCCATATAACGTAAAGCGATATTATCACGTGGGTGGCAAGCACCTCCATCTCCCATACCTGCTTTCATATATGCTTTGCTAATGATACGCATTGTTGACTTTGATAATGCTCTTGTTACAACATCAACATTTATGTTTCCTTGTTTCTGTGCTACGTCCTGCATCATATTAACAAGTCCAATCTTTGTACTAATAAATGTATTATAAAAAACTTTTATACATTCGCACTCGTCCCAAGTACCTATTTCGTAACGTGGATTGTTTTCCATAATGCTTTGATAAAATCTTACTAACTCTCTAGCATCAGTTGTAGCACTTCCATCTTCGGTTCCAATCATAATCATCTCAGGATTGATCATATCCCAAGCAACTGTACCCATAGCAATAAGATATGGATTGTAAACAAACCTTGTGTTAGTTACTAATGGTACAAATTCTCTACGTGTTGTGCCTGGAAGAACTGTGCTGATAAGAACAAGCAACTGGTCCTTGGTCATAAACTTGTTAGCTTCTTCCAAACATTCTTTTACAATTTTATATGAAAAGTCTTTAGGTTCTAAATGAGCCGTTGGAGCTCTGCCGTCATACGCAGGATCGTGGGGAGTTGGAACAGCAACAAATACAATGTCCTGTCCTACTACTGCTTCAGCAATAGTATCCTTTACATTAACTAACTTACTTGTTACGTCTACGATATCGTATCCGCTTACGGTGTGTCCTTTTTGTGCTACTGCTTCTGCACAGGGTAAGCCCAGCTTACCTAATCCGATGAAACTAATCTTCACACTAATCTCCTACCATTAAATGCGTATATAAATATAGTAGTATTTATGGAAACTAGTTATTATGAATCTTATTCAAGACTGCATTAATTTTAACCAATATGTGCATCAACCGAAAAGCACCCAGACTACGGCTAATTTAGAGGCGGCCTTCAGAGATTTGGGTATAGAAAGTGATGATATTGATGTATATTTTGTATTGATACAATATCCAAGATGGACAAAAGATACAGATTTCTTCAGATGGGTAAAACCAAAAGTAAGAAAAGCACTACGTAAAAATCCTAAATCATTTTTTATTTTTGATGCAAGTACTGAAGGATTTAGTCCTATATACAGCGAACCATTTTTTGATATACTATATAAAATGTCAAATGATTATAAAATACCTCCTAAGAGAATATTCTTTTGTTCTAGCAATATGAAAGACAACGATAACATTAAGAACTTTAATCGTCAACATAATATAAAAGATACAATTAATGTTTTTACTTTTCTAAACTTTGAAAGAATGATACTTGGAGTTAAAGGACAACAAGAAGTACAAATGGATCCTTTGGGATATGAAATAGGTACTAATAGTATGTTGGACTCGATAGTGTTAAAAAGACTTAATACTGCTGTTGATCAAACTAAGAAACTAGCCATGCAATCTAAAGCAGGATTAAGTTTAAGCAGAATTAACAGGGCGGCTAGATTATATAGTAGTATGAAAATATACAACAGCAAATATCGTGATGATTTTCTTATTAGTCATAATGCTGTACGTGACGAAGATATAGATTGGTTAATGATGCAGATTCCTTTTGTAAATGATCCAACTGCTAAGAAAAAATATGTACAACAGTTTCAAAAAAAATTACCTTTGATTGTAGACACAGATGATTTTAAAACTAACCATGCAACTTCGCTACACGGAGATCTCAACGACAAAACATTATTTCAAATAGTAAATGAAACTCATGTAGACGATTGGAAACAAACAAGTTTATTTTACAGTGAAAAGACTTTTAGATCAATATATCATATGCAACCTTTTGTGATATGGGGACAAACAGGTTGTAATAAAAGATTAGCTGACTACGGATATATGACTTATGATTCTTGGTTTGATTTAGGGTTTGACAGCATTGAAGATCCAACTAAAAGATGGGCTGAACTATGGAAGTCAGTTACATCACAACTAGACAAAATAAGAACAATGACATTAGAAGAAAAATGGTATTGGAAGTTTAAGAACGAAACAGTTCTAAAACATAACTTTCGTACATTACTAGAAGGTAAGTATAGTAAAGATGTGTTTTGTAACACAGCATTAAAGATGAGAAATATAGCAAATGAACAATAGCCTTTTTAATTACCAACCTAAAAGACTGTTTACCTTTGGTTGCAGTTTTACACACTATAACTGGGGTACCTGGGCTAACTGTCTAGCAAAGGAATTAGAACCAATTGAATTTATAAACTTGGGCAGAAGTGGTGCTGGTAATCAATATATTTTTAATATGGTTATGCAGGCTGATTCTATATATAATTTTACACACGAAGATCTAGTTGTTGTACAATGGACCAATGTATGCAGAGAAGATAGGTTTATACCACAACTTGGTGAAGGCGGTTGGCACGTTCCAGGTAACATTTATTCACAGCAAACATATGACAGTGAATTTGTAAGAAAGTATTTCAATGAGAAAGGTGCATACGTAAGAGATCTAGCAAGTATTAAAGCTACCTATGAAATGCTTAAACATAGAACACAATGGCACTTCTTACAGATGTGTGATATTATTGATCAACCGGCTCAGTGGGGGAATCAAGATGGTGTAGCAGATAAAAGAGTAGAAGATTGGGAATTAGATGAATTAATAAAAACGTATCATGAACCATTAAGCCATATTAAGCCTAGCTTTTATAATATATTATACAACAATAACATACAGAGTAAATTTGATAAAGATAGAAAACTAATTAACAAAGGATTCTTTGACGGACATCCTAGTCCTATAGAACACCTAATGTATCTAAAAGGAGTTTTTAATCATGAGTGGAAAGATTCTACAGACAGAGCTGTAGAAGAAACACAACAGACTTGGGTTAAAATGTTACGAGATGCAAGTAAGGGTAAAAAGAATTTTAATATAAATCAAACAAAGCAACGTTACCAAGATATGTTTTTCTATGAAACTAAGATAGTTGGTCCTAGCTACATAGAGCATACTTTTATTCGCTAACTACTTTTTCATTAAGTTAAAAACATTATACGCCCATAACCTATGGTTCGATGCAGAAGGGTGCGGTTTATGATCGTTGCTTTCTTCTAAAAACTTATTAGATGCTTCAATTAAGTCTAGTTGTTGGTTTAAGTATTTTGCCTTGCTTTTCATCATTTTATGTTGTTTTAAAAAACCATCTATCCATCCTGCAACATAAAGGTCAGGACTTTCTATTTTGTGTCCATTAATTCTAGCACTAAACTCCATCCAAGTTTCTTGTAATGTTTTAAAACTATAATCTTTATTGGTTTGAAATTTACAAAAGTTTTTCCAAACAGTGGTCTTTAGATTATTATACTTTGCAATATCATTCTCCAACTGTTTAAGAAGTATTGCTTCGTTTTTTACACACCATTCCTTAACACTAACACCCTTTAGCCATTCTGGATTATATAACTTAGACATAGGATGACCTTTTAATTCGTTAACAATTACATCTTCTCTGCTTGGTTCTGTCATTTGTACCAACAAATACACAGTATCATATAACGGATATACTGTAGATAATATTCTTTTAACTGAATTAAACATTGTGAAATTGTTGTTTCCTGGAACTGCATATTGATAGTAATCTGTATCTAATAATGTAGCAACCTGTGTACCCCAACAATGAGTTAATTGTGTTTCTAAATCAAACTTACCGTGGGCGGCCAGTATACGGTCGTTAAGACTTTCACCATATGTCCAGCTTTCACCTATTACTACTGTACATTCTTTCTTATTACGTTTGACCCAGAACTCAGTATTCTGAGTTGACTGATTAATGTGTGGAGGCTTGATGTTATTATCGTTCTTTAGTATTTTCTTACAACCATTGAACAAACCATCTTTGTAAGGGTGCCAAGGTGTGTGTTCATACCATTTAGGCTTTATAGTCATTGTAAAACTTTTCTAGTTCAGGAAACGTTTCAACTAAATTACAATCTCTGCGTTTGTCGTGTTCAGTAAACCAACGATGAAAATCTCTACGTGCAATATCCTTTTGTGCAGGATCCATTTTTGTTGTACGCATATATTCTACCACACGTCTAAACTTTTCAACTTCTAGTGAACTAAATTTAGTTCTGTCTCTGTCGTCTTGATAGTCGTGCATAAATTGTAAGTGTTTTTCCATGTAAGGCATAAACTCTTTTTTAGGTAATATGTTCATATCATACATATGAGGTTCTTTCAAATGCGGAGTATCAAATTGTACTTTCTGCCATCTTACTTGCGGTTCAACTATTCCATTATACTTGTAACGCCATTCTAATATCTTTTCTAACAACGAATCAAATCCTGTTACACTAAAAATATTAAATGTAATCATAAAGATTACAGAGAAAGGTGTATTACTTAAAAAGTAGTCTAAGTTCTTTTCCCATACTTTTAAATCTAAACCAGTACGAATATACTCTGCTTTAGGTCCCCAATTATCTATACTTGTATATAATTTAAAACTCTTAATACAATTTTTTTCTTTTAATCTTAATACTGTTTCAGTTAGCTTTTCAACTAGCTTAGGCTTGACACCCATATTGCTGTTTACTTCTATTTGTATATTAGGCTTTGGATCTGCTTCTAGTTTATCAAACAGGTCCCATAAACTTTTGTGCATAAGAGGTTCGCCACCTGTAATACGTAAGATGTTTAATGTTTTACTTACTTCGGGCCACCATTCCCACCATGCTTTTACATAAGGATTTTCTTCTTCTTTCTTATATACTTTGAACCAGTCAATGTCTTGTCTATGTTTAGTAGACATACTGTATGGACCATGCTGTTTTATTTCATTCCAATATCTACTAGATGCTTTAGGGTGACAGTAACCGCACTTAAAATTACATTCATTACTAAAACTTATTTCTATGTACTCAGGATTTACGTTTAAATCCGCCCCATTTTGTTTTATTTCCGCTAGTCTTTCTTCATTATAAATGCTTGTTGTTTTAATATGTCTATCACTTACAAAGTCTTTACCCATAGCTTCAATCTTCCAACAGTAACTACAACCATCTGGCTTTTCACCACATAGCATTTTCTTACGTTGGTCTTTCTTTTCTATGGTATTGTGTAACGCACTAGGATTATCTTTTAGTTCTTCTAATGGTATAGGGTGCGGAGCAGGGTGATAACAACTATGTGTTTCTCCTGTCGCTAGATATATTGTAGTATGATGCCATTTGGCCAAGCAGAACGTAGGAGACGTTTGCTCCTCGATCTTTGGCATTAGTTCTTTAATTTTTTCTAGTTCGCTCATCTACCTAATACACGGTCTGAATTAACATAAACCGTTTTAAAAAATTTACTTTGTTCCTTGTCTAGTGCAACTTTACTTATAGGCAATCCTTGCTCTTGCAATACTTCTCCATACTCAGCAATCATTTGTTCTACATCAAGATCTTTGATTTCTGCCCAATATTCATTAAGCCATTTAAAATCTCTTGTTACAGAATGATCCCAATCGGTTGCTAGTATCTTCTGACAACCATCTCTCGCTCCCATAATAGCATATAATCCATTGTCAACATCAGCACCCACGTTCATCCATATAAGCAATCTATGATAGTTTTGCCACCAAGTGTTGTTTGCAAGGTCGTGTACCTTTGCACCTCTGTTCAATGACATCTTAACACCTTCTCTAAATCCTGCTCTCCAGGCTTGATGTGGTGTTGAACTAATAATACTTGTTGAAAAGTTTTGATTAAGCTGATAGTAATTATCAAAGTAACAAAATTCTATTTGTGTATCATCTGACCCATCTGTGTTTTCGTGTGTTTTCATATTAGCAACAAAGTCTTTGGTCCACATCTTTAAACTTCCGTTACCGTATTTTAAACCATTGATGTCAATGTTACCACACCAACTAAACTGATAGTCATCATCTACACCTAATTCATCTAGGTCAAGAACTACGTCTAAAAACTTTTGATCAATTACTGTATCACCATCTACTGTAACAAAGTGTTTTGTGTCTGATAGTTCTGCACAGGCTTTGTGTGCCGCATCTGACCCATCTACACCATGCACACGTTTTGCCCATGGCACTTTGTTAACTAGATCAACATAATTCTTTTCTGCGTTAGGTTCATCATAACTTAAAAATATGATATCCTGTTCTGCAATATTAATTTTCATTCTCTAACCTTAATTGTACTCTGCGTAAATCACTCTTTGGATTACATTCTGGTACACTCTTATGATATTGATAATACATTATTAACATCTGCATTTCAGCTTCTTTAACTAGACTATTGTGCATAGGCAAGTATGCTTGATATACATGATCAAGATCTTTTACTGAATACTTTTCCTTAAATGCTGTCCCACAACCATAAGGTGAAAGCCTATTATTTCTTACAGTACCCTTAAAGTCAGTTCGTCTTCCTAGCATACAGTTCCTAGTTATTGCTCTGCTTTCTCCAATGTATATAATACCTGGTTGTAAAATGTCTGCATTACCTGGAGCACCATTTCTAAACAAGCCATACATATAACAACCAGCATCTTTTTTATCAAAGCCCCAGCTTGTATCATATTTTTCATCAACATGATGCCATTTTGTAAATTCAGTAAACTTTGGCATACCTAATTTGTAAGACTGTGTAGTAAGATAGTCTTTACCACCAAGCTCTAAAACCTTTCTAATTGTGTATGCAAAATCTTCTAAGTTATCTACCTTGTCAAATATCTTAACAAGTTGAGCCTTCTTAAGTCCATGCCCGCCTGAACCTTTAACAATATTCTCTGCTAGAATTTGTGATTTCATTTTATAACCTCATATTTGTAACTATCAAACTTCTTTATAGTATACACTGAAACGGGCTCGTTGTCAAACTCAAATTTCTCACTAAAGGGTAATACTAGATATTTTCCATTAATTAACTTATCAAAAGAAAACCTAAGTGTTTTATATAATATATTTGGATCATCTTTCTTTGTAATACTAAAACTAATTGATGAATTTGTTAAACTAATCTTTTGTGCTAGTATATTCATTTCTAAATCTCCGCCAATAGTAAACTTCCAACAAGTATCCTTTACATTTTTAGTAATTGTGATATCAGGATTATCAGCTTCTGTTGGTATGTCATATATTAAGTCGTCTACAAAGTAACTGTCTATGTCGTGATTACTACGTTGTCTAAGCTCATATGTTTTAGCTCTCTTAAGATAATGAACATAGTAAAAGTTCATACTTTCTCTACCTTCAAGTATACCTTTTACATCATCTTCACCTACTGGAATAAAACTACCTTCTGTAGGTTTTTTGTTTGGTAAAGATATTAGTTCTCCTGTGATAGGATCAAATACTGCATATCTTTCAGATGCTACTGTAATACCTAGCTTCATATATCTAATGCCTTTTCATATTTTTTAATCTTATCATCTGAAAGAAACTCTTTTTCTGTATAGTGAAAGATACCTGACTGCAAATGATTACCTATCTTAAGTGTTAGGTCATCTGTAAGATATGATCCTACTCTGCTACGCCAAGTTGCACTACCGTTCTTCCACCCTTGTATGTGAGGTTTCATGTGAGTGAACGTTGGAAACTTAACAAGTTTGTTTGTAATCTTATCTTCACAATCTAATATTTTTGTTACTATAGCTGTGCTTGTATCTACACTTAAAAACTTTTGATATTGTTCTTTAGCATACTTTCCGTAAAATAGTTGCCAGTTATTCATTACAAGTTCTAGCAACGTATAAAATTCTTTTGCAAAATCACACTTTTTAAAATAATGGAATCCTGCATAAACGTTTGGCAAGTTGTTTGCTACATAGGTTTTTCTATAATGGTTGTCTACAACCTTCTCTCCTCGATATGTATAAACATTAGAAGTATAAAATACTTCATAGTTACTTAAAAACTTCCACCATGTGTCTATGTTTTGCAATACTAACATATCAGTATCCAATACTATAGTTTCATCATACGGACTTGCGTGATATAACTTCCAACGATTGTCTACCTTCCAGGCATTGTCCTTTGCATCATCTGACCAAGGTATAGGTTTAATGATATCAAACAATTTTTCATACCTAGATGGCACTTTATCGTTGGTTATTAAACAAATCTTTGCTTCATTAGTAGCTTGTATGCTCATAGCTAACGCACACGCCTGTTGTACGTAATCGTATTCACTGTTTTGTGCTATTAATACAAATCCTTTGCTATGCACTTTTGCTCCCAACTGGTTTACACACGTAATCTATTGTGTCCCATTTACCATCTGGTGGTATATCTTTATATCGTTTAAGCATTAAGTTACACTCTTGTTGAGTTTCAAACCATTGTACATCTTGTGTTAAGCAATTACCTTTCAAGCAGACTGTAAGTAATATGTGCCAGATGATTTCCACTACATTTCTCCTCTATCTATGATTCTATTAAGACTAAACTTGTTCATAACATGAACATTACTTCCTTTAATACGCAATGGCGTATACTCTCCTAGATGATTTTCCTTTTCTAACAAAAATAAAAAGTTATCATCTTTTAAATCCCATAATATATCTCTATCTGCTGTATAATACTTCTTACCAGGTAGCTTACGAGCAAAATCTCCTGATTGATAACCATTCATTATGTGTATTGCTACACTAAACACATGGTCGTTACGGAAGGTACCTCTGTTTACTTGAAAGATACTGTTATAGTGATCCCAGTTTTCCTGTATGTGCTTTGTTAGGTCAAAAAATATTTTGTTTTCTTCTGACTTTCTAAAGAATATAACAGTAGCCCAATAAAAGTCTACACTTGCGTCACTTATCTTTTGAAATTCATCTGTGTTTCTATGTCCTGTTAGGTCTATTGCATTTTTAAAAATTAAAAAATCATGATCTTGTTCAAAACAATGTTTGAATAATCTGTTTGCTATAATATAATCACTATCTAATAGTAAAGTTTCATCATACGGTGTTAGCTCATATGCATTTGTACGCATATCGTTCTTAAACTGTAAATGCTTTGCTACTCCCGACCCATCAAAGTATCTTTTAGTAGTCGAATTGTTTGTGAAAGGCACTTCAATGACCTTATCAAATACTTCTTCATAGTCCTTATATGTTTCCTTTAGATAATCTACACTATCCGTAACTATGCTAGTGGGTATGTTTAGAAATTTCTTAATTCTTTTTGCTGAATAATGTGCTTGTTTGATATAATCTATCTGTGCATTATTTCTGGCAAATATTAAAGCACCTTTACTCTTCATCGTACTCTACCAATCCAGAGACCTTGCGTTTAGACCTAATCTTTTCATACTCTTGATGGTATTCGTTTGAAGCTGTAAAATAGATGTCCAGGATATCATCATAAAACTCATCTAAGTTTACGACTTTTATCGGTACGTCATTATCATCTATTATCGGAATGTTGGCGTTGTCTCCTTTGTCGCATAACTGCCCAACAAAAGTAAGTAGTTCTCTGGTTACAGAAAATTGTCCACCATTGAAATAGTGAATTCTTGATTCAAAGTATTTTTCTTTTAGCACCCTTTTTTGGTTATTAAGAGTAACCATGTAGTTTGAAAAATCGAGAGCTTTTTTTAATCGTTCGTCCATAACAGTAATCCTAATTCTTTATACTATTTAGACAAAAAATTAGTGGACTATGTTAAGTTTGAACTGCCGTTTGTGCTATGTGTTGGAGTTGGTACTTCTACGTATACGCCTGTTGCACGATATTGAGTAACTGTACTGTTTACAACACCCTGAACGTCTTCATCGTAGTTTGGATTACCTGTGTTTGCGTCATTCCATTCAGCTCTAAATTGGACTTGAGTAGTTCCAACCAATTTAGCCTTCAATGTATAGTTGTTGGCCGCATATAATCCTGTACCATTTTTAGTAAAAAGTGTTTGGAAAGATGTTGTAAGATCATGGAATCCTGTAGTTGACCCTGATCCTGAACCAGTTGCCGCTGTAGAAGTATATCCCATCTTAACAGTTCCCATATTTACAAGCATACCCATCCAGTCAATAGTTTTTGCACTAGAGCCTAGGTATGTAATATTACTTGCAAAACGGATTTCTCCACCTGCATTAAAGAATTGTCTACGGTGGTCCGCTGAACTAAATGTTACATCTAGTAAATGTACCAGTGTTCCGTTCCAAGCACTTGAGTATTGAGCTGTTTTGGCCGCTTCTGCCGTTGCTTGAGAACTGTGTATTTGAAACTTTTCGTTCTCTAAGGTAGTTGTTAAATTTTCAAACTGTGCTACACCTTTTTTATTAACTGTATCACTATCTAAAATTGTTGAACCTTGTGTAATTATTGCTATTTCTGAAGGTGCTGTACCTGTTTGGTGTACCCTTCCGTTTGCAACATCTGTATATAGTGTTGACATATGACTAGCAGTGATGTTAGTAGACACTCCAACTTGATTAGAGTTTAGTGTTTGACCGTATCCGTCATCACCTGAACCCGTTCCTAAGATTGTTGCTACTCTTGATTGCAAGTTGTTATACCTTGCCGCTGTAATAATATCACCGATTGCCATTTAATTTAAACCTTCAAAAATACTTCGACTAGTTTTTCTTCTTCATCTTCTTTAGTTTCAAGTGCAATACCAATCATTTTACCGTCTTGTATAACTTGTGAACCTATACCATCAACGTTTGAATAAATCGGCTCGCCTTTAAATGCTGGACCTACAACTCTTACTGGAACTTTACCTTTTAGTGCTACTGCTTGTCCTTCTGATTCAGCATTCATTAAGTATGCTGGTTTGTCGGATATAACACCTGTTGGTGTTCCAGCTAAATCACAAGCTATCATTTCACACTCAAACTCTCCATCTCTTAATGTAGGAATAGTCATAATAGTTCCTACTGGATGTTCTTGGTCAGTTGTGTATTTCTCTGCCAAGTCAGCGTATTGTGCCTGTGTAGCTGTACCTGTAAATAAGTTTGCTACTAAATTACCTGATCCATCTCTAACTGCTACTGTGTTATTAGTTGCCGCTGTTGAGGCTGAACGATAATTTGCTCCAACGGCTAATGTTGAAGCCTGTGAAGCTGTACCATTAAATGTTGTTGCATAAATTGTATTAAATTTAGTTCCTGCTTTACCTATATTGAATGTATTGTTTGTTGCAGGATGTAATCCTGTTGACTCAATAGTAAGTGCATGAGTGTTAGTACCTACTGAATCATCAACTTTAAATTCAATTTTAGTACCAACTTCATTTGAAATAACACCTTCGTTATCATTTTCAACATAAATTTTAAGATCGTTTGAGTTACCAATTGAAATACCTGCGTCTGCAAAGCTAACAAGTGAAGTAAATGATCCTGATCCTGCTAATGCAAAGTCAGTAGCACTATATCCGCCAAGTTTCAATGAGTTACTTGCTGTACCCCAGTAGTAATCTGTTGAACTTGTAACACCACCTGTTGCGTTTTGTGTATTTCTTAGGGTTAATCCTTTTTTGATTACGTCAAATCCTGTAATTGCATTACTTGGATCTGTTGAATCAATAGTAAATGATACTGCACTAATAATATAAATTACTTCATCATTAACAATGGCTTGAATGACTACTCTGTTTACACTAGTTGTATCACGTACTGAAACAGTTTTCATCTGTGTTACAGTAGTTCCTGAACCTTGTGGTCCAATTAGTACGTAACCTGTTCCGTTGTATGCGTATAATTGTTCGTTTGTGCTATCCCACCATAAATCACCAGTGGCTAAACCAGCCGGTTGTGTTGCACTTACTTCTGCTCCACCTGTTGTTCTAAACTTAGAACCATCATAAAATTTAAGTTTAGATGCTGTAGCATCAAACCAAATTTGCCCTGAAATTGCTTTAGGTGGTTGTGAAGTTCCGCTAAAGTTCTCTAGCAGATGTAAAAAATTCTCATTTTGTATTTCACCGTAACCAGCATAGTTTTTACCTACTAGCTTGATATCGGTAGTTTGGTCAACGGTACCATCTTCAACTGTTGTTAAAGTTACTCCGCTGTATCTATCTATAGTATATGCCATTGTTATTAACCCCTATAATGTTATTTATCTTTTACCATAGCCCGCCACTGCTACCTAGATTAGTGTCAAACACCCATGCTCCAGCCTGTACTTTGAACCTTTTTAGGCCCCTAGTAACAGATGAACTTACAGTACCTGATGCCGCACTAAAGGCAACATCTTGTAATACACTCTGGTTTTGTACACCGTTGGCATCAACAGCTATAAAAGATTTGTTTGCTACGGAGTTTATGTCAATTCCACTAACAGTAGCACCCGTTAATGTGCTAGTTGGTACATAAGCATATGAACCCGTTTTCTTTGTTGCCGCCGGATAAATGTCCTCAATAATTGTTGCGATATTGGCATTTGATAAGCCTGTTATATCTAATGGAACAATTACTGGTTCATTATCAAGTGAATCGTCGACGTAAAATTTTGTTGCCGCATCTGTGTTGGTTGTTGGTTCAGCTAATCCTGTAATCTTCTGATTATTAGTAATAGTAATTGAACCATCACTTGTTAACTGTAATCCTCCACCTGATGTGCCAATAGCATAGTTGTTAAGTGTAATATTGTCAACTGCTAAACTAGTTAGTGTACCAACCTGTGTTAAGCCTGTTGCTGTTGTTACTGTTGATCCTATTGTAGTTTTGTTTAGTACTTCTGCTCCATCAACATAATATCCCATTGTTGGTGCTAGGTCAACGTTTACACTTGATGTCCATGCGTTTGTTGAGTTACGCCATATAAATTCTTTATCATTGTCTGAAGATTTAAGAACAACACCACCAAGATCTACTGCGGCGTTATTGCCCACTGAACTATCTGATTGTATTGCAAGTTCAATCTGCTTATCTTCAACTCTTAAATTACCAACATCTACGTTAAATGTTGATCCTTTTACTACTAGGTTACCATCAATAGTTGCATCACCACCTACGTGTAAAGTTGATGTTGGTGAACTTTTAAATATTCCTAAGCTAGAAATATCTGTATCAATAACAATAGCGTCTACGTATCCTGTAGTTTTTCTAACTCTAACTTTCCAATCATGATTTGATAGTTGGTTCTCACTTACAAAAGCAGTTCCTACAATCTTTTGAATGTTGTTCTGAGCAGTACCAATAGTTACACCGCCAGTATTACTAACTGTTAATGCACCTGTTGTTGTTCCTGATGCGTCTGCAGGTAAAAACTGTGCCGCACTCTTTTCAACTCCTGCAGAGTTAACTAAATTAAGTGCCGCGTTTGCTACGCCTCTATAAACTGTTCCAGTTGATGTAGCATCAATAGGAGTAAATCCTTTTTTAATGTTACCTGTAAGTCCTGATACAGTATAACCTACTGCTGGAGTAAATTCTTCATTAGCCCATACACCCATCATTGTACCACCGATGTACATCTTAATAATAGTTTTACTATTGTTTTGTGTATCTAAAGCTGTAGTGGTTTCAAATCCTGTCTTACCTTGTTGAGCTGTGTATATTGGTCCAGCTAGTTCTAAGTCTGTACCATCATAAAAATATAGTTGATTAGTTAAACTGTTTAACCAAAGGTCACCACTTACAAGTGATGCTGGTTGTGAAGTTGATACAATAGGTCCACCACTTTCTCTAAATGTTGTACCATCGTAAACTTTAATTCTTCCCTGTGATTTATCATACCATAGTTGTCCAATCAATGGAACACTTGGTGCAGATGTGTTAGCAAAATTTTCTAACATCTTGATTTGGTTTTCGTTTAGTGTTTCACCAAATCCTGAATAGTTTTTTCCTATTAATCCAATACTTGTTGTAGTAGTATCTAATGATCCATCAACTAAATCTACGAGTAATGTGCCGTCAGTTTTGTTTAGTTTATAACTCATGTTGCTGTGTTCTCCCCGGCATACATGATATAGTTCAATGCCATATATGGATTCATAATATCAACTGCTGAACCTAATGCATTGTTTGTTAATACTCCTCCTGATGTAGGATATGCCTGGCCTGCCTGTGCGCCAGTTGGAGCATCATATTGAATACCTTGTGCGTCATTTGGAGTACCACTTACATCTCTAATAGTGTAATATTGATCTCCGCTTGGTCCTCTTAAATCGTGTTCGTGTTCTGGTAAGTTTGTAACTGCAATAGTTTGATTCTGTTGTCCTTCAACACTTCCCATTGTATCTGCCGCCGCTGATGTTACAACGTTTGCTGATCCGCCACCCATGTTATCTTTACCTAGTGGGAATCTACCTCTTAAGTCAGGTAGTGCAAATTTACCTGCCGCTACCAATGATTGATCTTTAAAGTTATAACCAACCACATTAAATAAGTTTTGATACTCTGCAATAGTTACTTCCTGTCCATAACACAATACCCAATCTTGCGGAGCAGTATCTCCACCATATGGTGATATCATTCCAATTGGTAATGTAGGAATAGCTTTAAATAAATTTGTTCTTGATACTTTGTAAACACCTGTATCGCCAGTTACTCTGTTAATTAAAAATTCATCTGTTGATAATGAGCTTGAAACTTCTGTTTTGTTAGCAACAAAGGCATTTGAAATTGTTGTTGTAAATGTTTTAGTACTTGCGTCTTGTCCGTCAAATGTAAATGAACCAGCAGTAACATCTCCTTGCATTTGGAAAGTTGTTGAACTTGCAAGTTTGTCTGTTGATCCAGAACGTCCTGAAACTGTTCCTGTAACGTTACCTGTTAAGTTACCTATAAGGTTCTGTGCATAAACATTTAACCATTGTTCGTTAGCTGTACCTAAGTTACGTGATGTAGTTGTGTTAGGAACAATGTTTCCTGTAGTTGTAAGTCCTGCAAAATTTGTATCACCGCCTACAAATAATTTTTTAGCAATACCAACACCACCTTTAGTAATAATACTTCCTGTTGATATTGTTGATGCGTCTGTTGTACCGTCTACTAATAGTTGACTGTCTGTTTGAATATTACCTACAACGTCTAATGGTTGATCTGGTGATAAATTGTTAATACCAACTTTAGCAGTTGAATCAATTCTCATTACAGTTTGTGACACACCGTTATTGTTTACTCTAATGTCAATGTTTGAACCTGAAGTATTATGACTGATAAGTCCAGCCTGTCCTTCAACCCCAACACTTAAAGTACTTGATGCACCAACTGTTATACCACCGTTATTTTTTACAGTGATAGGATATAAACTTTGTGATGTTGCATCGTTACGTATAAAGTTTGTTGCCGGAATAGTTTCTCCAGCAATTACTAATGCTTCTGCCTTTTCTGCAACACCGTAATATTTTCCTGCGCCAGCACCTGTAATATCTGCTGAACTTAAATTAAATCCAGGCTTGATTGATGTAAACCCTGTAAGTGTTGTCTTAGGTGTAAATGTCGCTGTTGAATAAATTGCTAATGTCTTTGCACTAACTTCTACAATTAAACAAGTGTAACTAACATTGTTAGTTCCAACTATTGAAGTTGCTCTAACACCTGTTGAAAGTCCATCACTAAATTGTGGTCCTACTAGTACCCAACCTGAACCTGTGTACAAATATAATTGTTGGTTATCAGTATCAACCCAAAGGTCTCCTGTTACTGATTGTGCCGCACCTGGTTGTGTTGTTGCTTTCTTTAAACCTGATGCACTAATCCAAGTAGTTCCATCATATAGTTTAAGCATATCAACACCTGGAGTATTATCGTACCATAGTTGTCCTTCGATTGGATTTCCTGGTGCTGTTGAATTTGTAAAGTTTTCTAGTAAGTGTAAAAAGTTTTCTGCAATAGCAGTTCCGTAGGCAGTTGTATTCCTACCTGGAAGAGACAAAGTAGTTGTTTGGTTGAGAGTATTATCTTCAACTGTTATGCTACCCTTGTTAGCTAGGTCTGTATGGTTTACCGTATAAGCCATTTATATTACGCCTCGTTAAATCCAGTTAAACTTTGTACTCTTACAGTATAGTCTATCTGGATAAGTCTGTTTAAACTTTTTTGTACTGGGTGGAATATAACGTGTGTTAGTAATCTACCTGTACCACTTGTTGCATAGCTGACAAGTCCTAGTTCATCAAATACATATAAACTACTTGAACTTGTTGCGTTATCTAATGCATCTTGTCCACTTGGCTCACCATAGTCTAGTAAGCAAGTTGCAACGATGTCTGTGTAATTTGTTCCACTAACGTGACGTGTTTCAATCTTGTTTCTTGTAGGATCTGTGTTGTTGATTGAATTATCGTCAATTACTTTAGTGTATGTTTGATTGTACAAACTAGCATTTGTACCTGTGCTATTTGGTGATAGGTATGTAATAATACCCGTTGGATCGACGGATGTACCACCATTACCAAAGTTCATGGAATATATCATTCCTTGTCCTTGATTAGCTAAACTTTCTGCTAGTGAAATACTCATATTCTCATAATGGATAGCATTTCGCTTATCCACAAAGATTTCACCGCTTTCTGGGTTATGTATCTTTATGTGTCCTTGCAAAAGAACTCCTGAATTATCTTTAAAAATGTCTGTCATGTTTATATCCTACAAGTGTATTTATTTAGGTAACGTCACCTCTTTGTTCCTTAAGAACCTTCCAATGTCATTTTCTTGCAATCTCAATGGAGTTCCTGAGTCAGTCCATGTTTTACCAATGCGTCTAACCACCGTTATCCTGGTGTTAATCGCTGGTGTATCAGTTAGTGTTACTACTGGATTGACTCCATCAACACTAAATTCTGCTGGTAATGTAGAATCTCCCTCTGGACTGTCCAAATCAGTGATTGGATTGAAGGAACTTATCGCATTTTTGCGTAATCTACGTCCACCTACAAAAATTTCAAATTCATTTACGTTGTTTGGTGTAAAGTCTACAGTTACAGCTCTAGTTGAGCCATCTGCTGTAAACGTTTGTGTTCTAGTTTCATCTTTATACGGTACAGTCTGGTAAACACTCTGATCAAGCACCTGTGCTCCTGCTTTGTGTATCGTTTTGATACCTGTTCCTAGTGTACCTCTGCGTAATTGTCTTAAAGTACCATCTTCTTTTAAGTAATATTCAATACGTTCTCCACCAATGAATACAATACCTGGAATACCTCTATCTCTGTTTGGATTAGGTAAAGTATCTGCATTAGTTACAAATATCTTAGTATCGTACCAGTTTAAGTTTTCTGCTAGTGTGTACTCTACATTATCACCTAAACGTTTAAAGTGTGTTCTGTTTAACATATCTTTGAATTGTCTGTAACCAAACTTACCAACTATTGTACTGTTTGAGAAGTGTATCAACTCAAGACTATCATTAGCCGCAACATCTATTACCATTCTAATTGACTGCTTATCATCTTGTAAGTAATAATCAACACTTGGTGTTAACAATGTTCCGTTTTTAGTAATCCAAACATATTCAGCATCAATGGCCGCTTTACGTAATTTAATAATTCCATTTGTTAACTGATGGTATTCAGCATAATTATCTGTACCAACTGTTACAGGATTTCTAGTAACAACATCTAAGTTCATTCTTTCAATTTTTCTAACATCATGATTAGTTAATTGATAAACTGTTACACTTTCATTATTAGCTGGAGCAGTACCAAGATAAACTTTATCTGTAGTTTCAACCCATAATCCGTTACCATCTAAGTAACCAAATGCATATTCACCATTGTCAATTACATAAACATCTAGCACGTCACCGTCAACACCTACATCTGCAAAAAGATTTACTGTTGCGTTAAATGTATCCCAGTTCCAACTTTGTGTAAGAGTTTGTTCTACTCCATTTAGGAATACTCTTACTTGGTTAGCACCTACACCAGCTTGATTAATTTGATAATCTCTTAACTGGTATTGCCTGTTAGCTGTTGTTATATTAAATGACTGATTGTATCCTGCTCTTAATATCTTGTTTCCAACTTTAACAATTACATTATGTTCTAATGGTTTTTGATTCAATGGTGTTTGTGCAAGTGTAAACACTTTATTTGTTCCATCGCCTGTAAATGTATCTGTTGCAATTTGTGAGAATGATTTACTTGCACTATCAAATATTGCATATTGTATAACTGAATTATCAGCTGGTGCTGTACCCATCTTAAATACGCACAATCCTTGTCCAACATTATAAGTTGCATCTGTTTCTGCCATGTCAACGTTTACTGTTCTTCCATCAACAGTTAAGAAGAAACTTAATGTAGATTTATATTTTATAGGAGTAACAAATTGTGCTGTTGACCCGTCGCCTGTAAACTGATCAACATCTAGTATATGCTCACCGTTATTACTCATTGTAATAATGTGTACCTGTTGCTGATCTCCTGGAGCAGTAGTTAACTTGATTTTTTTATTTTGGTAGTCTACTGTAAATTCTGTATCAGATAAAATAGTGCCATGTACTTTTATCCATACATCCTTTTGACTCATCGGAACATAATTAATATCAAAGTCTTTGTTTGTTCCGTCACCTAAATAGTTATAACTGTGTAACACACTTGAACCATCTCCAGTTCTTTCATATACTTTAATATCAAGTGTATCTAATACCTGTCCTGGAACAAGTTCCTCAGGACCTTTTGATGTTAGTGGAGTAACAAACCCATCACCATCAACGACAATTTCTTCTGCTTTAATTCCTCTAGCACTTTCATAAGCTAGATTACCACCTTGTAATAATGTGTCATAACCATCTGGATCTGGAATAAATGATCCATCGCTTGATGCTTTTCTAATTACAATAACATCATTTGCTACTGTAGGAATTAGTGTTTCGTCTAATTGAACTGAAGTTTGTCCTGAACCTGTAATCGGTAGCATAACTGCATTAGGATTATTGGCTGTTCCAATGCTACTTCCGTCCCATGTATCGTCATCAATTCTTATTCCGTTTTTGTATACATTATATACTACACCATTTTCTAATGGTTTAGCAAGTGCAAATACATTTGTACTTCCATCAAGTGTAAACACTTCGTCTTCGTAGGTATTATCATATGTGTCCCAAGTAGTAGTGTAATAAGGATCACTTGACCAACCTGTTCCAGAACCAAACGTGAAACTCTTAACTTCAATTCCACCATAGTCAACACCGTCCATTAACTGCGAAACATCATTACCTAACATTCCTGTTGTTGGACTATAAAATAAGTTAATCCTATCCTGTGCTTGTAGCATATCAATAGACTTAGAATACTTAACAACAATCGCTGAACCCGTTGCTGGTGGTTCTGTAAATGTGATGCGACCTTTGTGTCTTACATAAGACTTGTCTGTGTATTCTATATTGCTAACTGCATATTCACTCTGTAAACTTTCAACTCCTGCTACTGTAATTTCAACCTGTGTAGTTCTCAAATCCATTGGAAACTTAAGATTGAAAGTTGTTTGACTACCAGTACCAGTAAAGTTTTCTGTTTGTGATAATGTTGTAATTAAGAAAGTTCCAGTTGTTCTATCAAATCTTGAAACGTGATGAATACTTCTTACTTTGCTATTTCCTATTTCAGCTGTTATTGTAGCTACACTATAACTTGATTGATTCTGTGTACCGTCAATAGTAATAGTTGGAGCAGATAAGTATCCAGATCCTGGATTTGTAACTGTAATATATTTTATCGATCCGCCACTACCAAGTGTAGCTGTTGCCTTAGCACCTGTGCCGCCACCGCCACTAAATTTAATCTGCGGAACTTCTAAGTATCCTGAGCCACCGCTTTTAATATTAACTTTGGTAACTTCAAACCCAACGTTGTCTGCCCAGTATTTGTTAGGATAGCTTGTAATATTTGCATCTTGTCCATATATTAAATTATCTTTAACTTTTAAACTTGCAGGAACAATTTTACCATCGTCAACACTGAAAGCTGGTGGCATATCAAAATCTGTTACGCCTGTGCTAGTTGGATCGGTTTTTGTATAAGAACTTATATATTCTCTAACCTTAGTTTTATAAGGTTTAGCTTCTTCAACAAATTTTTCATAACTTGGTAAGCTATCATTTTGGAAAGTAATTTTCTGTTGTAAATCACCAGCATTATGTTTTGCTTTTAAGAAACTAGTTTTAAATGCCCAATCAACACTAGGTTGTTCTGCAAAAGCATAACGCATACTTGCAAAGAATAGGTTATTGTATTCAACAGCAAGAGTGTTTATAAAGATATGATCTCGTAACCCTGTTAAAATATTTCTTAATTCAAGAGTTGGTTGATCATCGTAAAATGAAGTATCATAACTTAATCCATCGTAACCAACATTACTATTTGCTGGATTATACAATGCTGTTTTTAATTGTATAGTTCCGTTCTCTCTACCTACTGTTTTATATTTTGTAGTGTAGTCGGCTCCGTCATTACTAATCTTCTCAAGTAGTAACCAACCACCTGATCCGATTGTAGATATTTTAACAATATCTCCTATAGTATCTGATAATCCTTCTAGCTCATATGAGTAGTCAACTAGGAAATCTACTTCAGTAAATTCACTGTAACCTGTGTCATACCAATCTGCATAGTCCCACCAGTTAGTTGTATCATAGCTTGAACTTGAAGTTCTTTCCCAAATTTTAGTTAAATTGTTATAGGCATATATTGCCCACTTGTTACTAACTGTTTCGTCTACACTAACTAGTACACTATATTTTCTTATTTCTAAACCAGTTGTCGTTGCATATCCTGATCCTGAATTTTTAACAGTTGCACTTGTTACTGTACCTGCTGTATTAATTTCTAGAGTTACTTCTGCACCCGAACCATTGCCTACATTACTAAATGTATATGTTGGAACTGTTGTATATCCTTTACCTCCATTTGTAATTGTTAACCTGTCAAGTTTACCATTCACAAACACTGGTGTTATTACTGCTGGAATAACATTTGATATTCCTACAAATCCTAGTTCAGCATGAGTTGTTACTGACTTATCAAACTTTCTACTTAATAAAGTAGGTATTGCATCTTTGCTTAAAAAGTTTGTTAAATTATATTCATCAACAATTAAGTTTTTCTTTAATACGTCGTTGGCTCTTTCAACAGTTTGTTTTAGAGCTTCAACACGATTCTTAAACATACCTTGTCTTGGTCTGTCTAATATACCATATCTTTGTTTTTCACTTAATATTGGATCTGGAACTGGTCTGTCATTTTTATCAACACCAATTAAACTATCGTACCATTTGCGTTCTAGTTCTGCATTAGGCGTACTAGTGTCTAGTCCTTCAGATATAATCTGATACTGATTGTGTGCATTAATGTCTTTGTTATCTATCTTCCAATAACGGAAGTTAATAGCATTATCTGGACCACTTACTAATGATTGACAGTTGTATAATCCAAACCTGTTATTGGAATACATGGCAACAAATTTTTGTCCTTGTGCCGCTGGATCTGTAATCAACTGTGAAACATCATAAGCTGAAGTTTTTCTCCACTCTAGTGGTGGAATAATTTTCTTGTTCTTGACCCAATAGTAATACTTGTTAAAGAATCCTTTAGACACTTCATCGTATTTTTGTATTTGTGTAAATTCTGTTAAACTTCTAGGAGTACCACTTATACCTTTAACTAGTCCTTCTTCTGTATCTGCTAATGCTGTCCAAGCCGTTGGAGATAATTGTGTTTCTACCCACTCGTATACATCAATACTTGCACCTGTAAATAATCTATTCCAGTTTGCAGTATTGTAAACTATGTTTCCTTGATAAGGATTTACAAATTTAGCTGTGCTTATATCCCACCATAACTTACCAACATAACTATCAGCCCAATAGTTTTCTGGATCAATTACTGTGCTTGGTGATGCTGTACCTGTTGTGTAAACAGCAGGATCATAATGTGTTTTATAAGTTAATTCTTCTTCTGCCGCTCCTGCAATTTTTCCTTGTATAGGATCAATATAATCAATTGTTTGCGCCTTAGGATTAGAAGTTATGTTGTAAATGAATACACCTTTAAACTTACTTAGATCAACTTGCTCTGAAGGATTACGTAACTCTTGCCAAGGTTTAATTCCTCTTGTTGATTTGTAATCTAATAACGTTCCAATGTAGTTATTGTCTGTTACAGAAAGCTCTGGCATCGGTACATATACATGGTTCTCATTAAACAGCAAGTACTCACCGAATCTTTCTGTAGAAGCATTTTTATAATTAAACTTCTCTGAATAAAGTAATTTGTTTTTAACTTTCTGATACATGAACACTTGTCCACTATCTGCATTAACACTTTCAAACTGTGTTAAGTTATTATCAAATGTAGTTGTTAGTGTGTCAAAAGATGTTGATGTTACAAGATCACCACCTTTAGAACTTACTATTAAATCGTTACCTTCAAAGTCTAATGATGCACCAAATCGTTCAGCAACATCATTTTCAGGACTGTATATCACCTGTGTATTTGTAAACGTACCAGCACTACTTGTATAAAGATAAACTTTACCATTGTCGTTTGAACGAGTATCGTCTAGTGGAGCACCTACGGCTAACATATCTCCGTCATCGTTAAGGCTTACTGATGTTCCGAAGCCAACACCTGTTGCAGGAGCAGTAATCATCTGTGAAAAATCATAATGACCATTGTTTAATCTGTAAATTATTATCTTAGGATCACTATCATTAAAGTCTGCCACAGTTGCAATCAAGTCTCCGTATTTGCTAATTGCAAACGGATGTGCGTAATTTGTTAATGTGTTTTTGTCAAATGTGCTGTCGTCACTAACTGTTAAACTTGTATCATTAGGAACATAACCTATATAATCAATAGTTGAAGTTAAGAGTGTCCAGTATGTTATACTAAAAGCACCTGGTGTTAAGTTAGTTGTTGCCTCATAGAAGCTACCTTGATATAAAACAATATCATTAGTATAATAAGATAATGTGGCATCATACTCACCTTTGAAGTTTAAGTTCTTACTTCTTGCCCACTCGTAAACTGTACCATCTGAATCTGTACCATGGTTAACAAGGTGTATTCTACCACTGTTACTTACAGTACCGTCTCCAGGAGCACTTATGAATACTCTATAAAAAGTATCTAGTATATTAGATTTAGTTATTTCAATTTGAGTACCTAAGTTACGATTGTTATCTCTTTGTGGATTAGTGTAACCATGTTGGAAAGAATATAATCCAGTACCCATTCTTTCATATACAAAGTATACACCCTCGTTACTGTATGAACTTGCTACACCAGTTTCATCTGCTTTGATTGCCGAAACCTGTATCCAATCTTTATTAAGTGGATTAGGATAGTTTGGTGTTCTTGCAACACCACTTACTGTTCTATTATTGTAAACTTGAATCTCAACTTCGTTTCTAAACGAAGGTGTTGTTACAGGTAACTGTGTTGAATCAGTAAATCTAACAACAACTAGTTTACCTGTTGTGTTACTTGACTGGTCAGTAGCATCTAGTCTTCCTGACAATCTATCAATACCAGCACTTACACCATTTTTAATTGCAATAGTACTTGTATCAGCATTTAGGTTTCCAAACTTAAACGCACCTGTTTTATTTTTAATGTAAAGTCTACAATCTAATAATTGTTCCTGTAAATATGCCACGTAGGCTTCTGCACCTGTTGTTTGATCAACGATTGTGTCGCCTACTTGTGGAATAAAAGGATTACCTTGGTTATCAAAATTTGTAAATGTTACATCAACGTAACCGTCCCAAAGATCATAAACTTCATGTCCAAGTGCTTGATTAGTGTAAGTTAAATTTAAACCTAATGTTGCAGGATCAAAAACAGTACCTAAACTGTTTCTAATCTGATTAACTTCCATTTTAAAAGTGTCACCAACAGTTAAAGTATCTGTCCAAGCCTTTGGACCTCTAAAGAACCAGTAAGGACTTAAATCAGGCATACCTTGTTTGTTGTAGAAACTTAGATGTCCTAACTTACCGCCTTTGGTTGGATCTGTTATTTGATTTAGTGCATACACATCATCCATTGTGTTGTAGTATACTTCAGGACTTTTACTTTCCTGTGTTGTAATAATATCTTGCACTACAAATTGTGGAGTAGTAATATCTTTAACACTTGAAGTAAATGCTGTTAAGCCTGAAACCTTCCACCAGCCACCAAATGATGCCGCGGAGTTTAAAGGATTAACTGCAACATAAGTTCCCATTGAAACTGAACCTATCTGTGCCGATCCACTGTCAGTAAACTGACCATTTGAATCTTTAATATAAATTGTTGCTTGGTTTACGTTTTCAACGTGAATGTAATCAACTATACCTATTGCTGTAGCTGTTGATATAGTTTCGCCAACAACAGGAGTTCTTAATAAGTTATCAAAGTAAAGTATTGCATCAACTTTACTTGCAATAGTTTTGTTGCCTTCAAATTGTGCTACGCCTGGTCCGTTACTACCAAATGGTAATATTCCGTTTGGATAATTTTGCGAATACTGTTTCCAGTTTAATACAAGTGCATCACCAACAGCTGATCCTTCATACTGAGCCGTTGGAGCTCTAATAAGCATATGATCTGTTGGAACATTAAAGTTGTAATTTCCTCTTATAGCATATACTACGTTTGGATAAGCTGTTCCATTCCAACTTGCTTCGGCAATATCGGCAGTATCATAAAAACTGTTAAATGTTAATGTACCTTGTGCCGCCGAAATAGGAAATTGTGCTTCCCAGAAATTTTCTTGGTAGTTTACAATGTCGCCCTTGGCATAACTTTGTGATCCACTAAAGTTTCCACTAAATTTAGTTTTTAAATTACTTGCCTGCGGTGCACCTACAACTAACCATTTGCTATCTCTTGATAGTGCTAGTCCTGTACCAAACTTACCGTTACCTGTGTATAACCCTGTTGGAGCAGTAATAGTCTGTGCGTGTTGGTATTGTCCTCCATCACTTGTTCTTTGATAAACATAAACTTTGTTTGATTCAGAAGCACCTACCATTAATGTTGCGTTTCTTTCATCACAAGCAATTACCTTACCAAAGTTTGTACTTGCATCACCTGTTTCAACATTTGATATAACTTGATGTTGCGAGTGTGTTGGATTATTTTGTAGAACTACCCAACGACTGTTGCTATCGTCATCAACCCATATAGTTTCGCCTACTTTTAGTTGGCTATTAACTAATCTTGTGTTAGCTTCTTCTAAAGATGCTACCCTGGATGAAACAAAGTGAGTAACAAATCCAAAGTTAGCTGATGGATCTTGTGCTTCTGCTAGATCTGGTGTGACACCATTTGCATAACAAACGATAGTACCCAAGACACATTCTTTTACTTTATAAAACTTCTCGGCGCCAGGGGCATCAATAATTCCAATAATATCATCAGCGGCAAAAGTAGCCATTTGTCCTGCTTTTAAGGCAAATGTAGTTGTACCTGCATTGGTATCTGAACTAATTGATTTAAGTTGGAAATCTGTACGTGTGTATTTTAATACGTCCCAGCTTGTAGTTGATTTACCAGTACCAGTCCATATATAATCACCAATGTTATAGTTAGTCAATGTTAAGGCTAATATATCATCATACGTTGCTACTTGTGATTTAACATCTGCAGAATTTACGTATCCTGCTGTTTGAATGTAATCAACATCTTTATATTTTGTAGGGAATGGTTTATGGTCGTAGCCGTCTGGTTTTAAATAAGTTTCAAACGGTCTTTGTCTATAGATTAAATCTGTTTCTTGTCCTGTTATAGAACTTACAAGTTCTACAGGTTGAGGAGTTAATCTAAATTTAGCTTCGTCTAACTTGTATTCAACTTCGTCAAAGGACTGTGATGATCCTAGTTGGCCAAGTCTCACTGCCCATTCTTCATAGAACTCTACACTATCCGTTGTAGTATTTGATAATGCATCAAACAGTTTAGTTAGTGAATTTTTTGTACCCTTGTCTTGAATAAATCCTTGATAGAATTTGTACTGTGAAACATCATCATTAATAATATTTTCTAAGTATTGACGTTTTTGATAACCAATTAGATGTTGTGCAACTTTTTGTTGACCTTCATCAAAGTTATCTGTGTCTAAGTCATAAAAGTCACCAAACTGTTTTGCTTTATAGTCTAGGTTTGCAATCAATCCAGACTGTGGTTTTGTACGTAAACGTTCCCAGCTAGACTCATCAAAAATTTCTGATCCGGGTACTTTTACTTTTGCAACATAATAAAATTCTTTATACTTAACTGTATCGCCAAGTGCGTAATCTGTCCATGTATCCCATTCAGTAATCTTAACATCATCAAAAACAAATCCTGGAATATTAAATCCACCAGTCCATTGATCAGTTCTATATCCTAATACCTTAATTCTTTCTTGTCTATATCCTGGTTCTAAATCATAAATGTAATCTTTGAATACAGTGGTGTTGTCAAGTAATACAACGTGTTCAACTTGTATTAAAGGAATCTTAACAGCATAGATTCCATCTGCTGTATTCTTGGTAGTAATTTCCATATAGTTGTCGTTATCTCTATATGTGTTTACAAATGCTTGTAATAACTTTTTACCATCTGCTTTGAACATATTGTAACCGTAGAAGTTATCAAAAATATTATCTGCAACATGATTTTCTTTGTAAAAACAAAGTTTGTTAGCACCTGCACTTAAAGTTATAACACTATTCTCTGCCCAGTTCTGTGTAGTCCAGAACATAAACTCTCTTGCACTTAGGCGCCAATCTTCAACTTGGTTTATTTCTGTGTTGTATTGTTCAAACTTAAACCCTTGTGCATTTAGATATCTTTCATATCCTAATAGAAAATCAACAACTCCTTGTATAGTCCTAAACATAGTACCATAAGCTAACTCTAACGGTTCGTCGTTGATTCCTTCATTCCATTGTTTATGGAATATTGCTGTTCTTCCTCCTGTTGTAGGTAGTTCAGCTAATTTAACAAATTTTGATTGGTCAAAATTATCACCAGCAACGTGTTGTGTTTCAGTCATATAATATTGACTTCCAAACTCAACAATTAGCCCTGGGCTATAACTTTGTCCACTTGACCAAGTTACAAAACTTTCTGTAACTCCGCCGACCCTTGCTACCGGATCATCTGCAAGTTCAACAGGTGAATAGTATTTGAAGTAAGGGTTATTATAGTTGTATCCTCTAACAATAAATCCAGCGGCAACTTTTTCTATAATTACACCACTGTATGGAATAAGATCAATTACGCTACTCTTATTAAGAAATACTTGATAGTTTTCTTCTGGAACAAAAACATTACCTTCATTATAAGGAGTTCTTGAATCTAGTGCTAGTTTAAATTTAGTTTTTTCTGTATATCCACCAATCTTTAATCCTAGTTGGTTGGTAACATTTTTTAGATCAGTTTTGAATTGTGAATAATACTTAATTGTTTTGCTGTTCATGTATTCAGCAATATAGTTTACAAGTCCTGATGTAGTTACTCTTGTTGTATCCTGATCCGTATTAGGAAATACTAAATCTTCTAATCTAAGTCTTTTGTTAGTTTCACTATAGATAACTTCTTTAGCAGGATTACGTTTAATTCTTGCTCTATCATATCCTAGTCCTATAATTTTAGTTGGTTGGTTAAGCATCCAAGCTATTATTAATGCAAATGGATATTCAGAACTTCTACGCCAAGCAGTTTCAGTAGGTGATTGATCACCAAACACAAATGGATTTTGTGTTCTGTTACTAATGTAATCTTTTGCATAGTTTGAATCCAACGGACTTAATAAGTTACCACCATCGTCAACTGGAATGTGCTTTGTTAAATTAGTTCTAGCATAGTTGCTATTATAAGTTACAGGTTGTCCTGGAATTCTAATTACACCATCTTCAAGATCTTTCCATAAAATTTTATTTTCACTTGTATAAGGAGCCGCACCGTAAACTGTATCCCACCAAGTTGGTTTTAAACTATATCCTAACATTTCCCATGGATGGGTATGAGGACGATCAGTATCATATGCTTCTTTGTATACTGCTCTCCAGTATCCTGCATTTTGTTTTCCGCTTGGGCTATTAGTACTGCTATAGTTGTATGTAAAACTATTTGATCTAGTCCAGAAGCTATAGTCTGTGTAATCCGGACTTCCTAGTAAATTACTCCATTCTATAAATTCAGATAATAGTGCTTTATCTCTTGAAGCTCTAGTAAATCCTGTATCTCTAGTTTCTCCGCCAATGTATTCGTGTATGTTAACCATAGTAGCATCATAGTCAACTTTAATATTATTGTAAATTCTTTTTTCTAGTTCAAGTAATAAGTCGTCTCTGTAATCATTATAAGCAACAAATATATTTCCATCATGCCCTTGGATAACATTAACCGGTGTTTGGTATGTTGTATCTGAAAACTTTTGAGGAACAAATTTAGGATACAATCCTAACTTGGTCGGTGTAGGTGGAATATATGATCCATCAGTATTGCTATATTCGTATATGTCAATAGTATCTCCGATAACCTTAGTTTTTGTAATAGTTACAAATCCACTATAGTTTGCTTCAAATATGTAATCAGTTCCTTCTATAAGCTGTACTCCGTTAATATAAACGTTTACAGCTCTATTACCAACTGACGTAAGATCAAATGCTGTGTTCAACGCATAATATTGTGTGCTTGGATTCTGTACAATATGAGTTGATTTTTTAGAACTTAGGTAACCTATCATGTCACTAAAGTAAAACGGCATATCGCTAGTTTTACTGTCGTTAAGTTTTTCCATCACTTTATCAAAGTGAATTTTATTTTGTCCATCAAATCCTAAAGTATCTGCTGTCTGTAAAAATAGCTTTCTAAACTTACCGTATTCTCTTTTAGCAAATTGTACTGCTTTTATGATGTTAGCATCTTTATTAGTGATATGGTAGTTTGCTAAATTAAAAGGTCCACTATGTTGTAAAAATTTTGTACCATAAGCAGACAAGTTTCCTAAATCTCTTAGATTACCTGTACCTGGAAAATCACCTACAAAGTCATCACGCATCTCACAGATGCTTTCAACATGGTCATTAACTTCTCCTAGTGTAAACGATCCAATGTTATTATTAAGTGGATTGCTTTCTAAGTTTGATGCTATTTCATAAACACCATTTGCGTTTTTCTTTGTATCACTTTTTGTTTTAATTAAAAGTATATCGTCTTTTACTAAAGGTGTAGTAAAAGTAATATACGCAATCTTATTAATTCTGTTAACAGTATAATCTGTAAGAGGTTTTTTACGTTTATTGTTTACATAAACTCTTACCCATAAGTCATTTAAGTTACCACTATCTTTATAAACGTCAACTGCAAAATCATTATATTGTGTATCTATGACATACTGTCTATTAACTAATTGTTTACTATCTTCATATCCTTTAGTCCAACCTGAAGTATATGTAAATGTAGTTCTATCTGTATATCTTCTTAAAAGACCAACTTCTGTTTTTGCTGTGGCACTTGCGTTGCTAGTTTGATATGTAAATTCATCCTGTAATAAATTAAAATCAAATACAATATCACCTGTATTTTCTAATGCTCTATATGTTAAAGGAAAACCTAATACAGCATCGTTAGTTCCTGTACCTTCTTTGTAAGAAAATAATTTAGTTCCTGCAAAGGTTGAGTTAGGATAACTTGTTGTATCGTTAAAGTCTACTCCATTCTGATCATATAAGTCAAAGGTTGGAGATTGGTTAACTGCTGTTTTGTCTTGTCCAGCTTTCCATTTGGTTCCGTTATAAAACCACATCTTTCCTTTATAGTCTGTACCATCTTTGATTAATACAGTTTCATTTAATAAAGGTGTTGTATCTGTTTCTTCTATTAAGCTGATTTGTCTTACAAAGTTATGTATAATAAATTTAACTTTAAAAATCTTACCTGCGACTCTTGTATCTGGATCAGCAGTAAATAAGATTCTCATTCCGTCAGCAACGTCTACGCCATCAATGTTGTAACCTATTGCACCTTCAACAGTTGAAAATACATCAGCTGTAAATGTGTCTAGTAAGTCAACGTCTTGTTTTGCTTCAGTACCAAAGTTCCATAATTTAAGTGTTGGATCAAATTCAATAATTGGTCTTGTAGCTCTACCTGTTTGATTAATATCACTAGGTTCGTCATTGATTAATGCTGTAGCTTCTAGTACTGACTTATGAAACCACTTGTTATATCTTGACCAAGAACTTTTACTTGTTGAAGCTCTGTTTTGTACAATATAATCTTTTGTTGTTGCCCAAGCATTTGCATTACTAAAAGGTGCTCTATCAAACTTTTGACTGTCAAACAGGATTGGCTGATTTGTGCTTACTGTACCAGGTACTTCAATATCTTTTTCGTTAATAAGTTTTATTTCACTACCCACTCCTTCAACATACCAATTGCCTTCGGCATATTTTGTAGGCGTTACTGTACCTTGGAAGTTTACTTTCATACCGTTTGACATTTCATATCCGTTTGTCATTGAGTATGTTTTCTTACCAACTATCTCTGCTTCAACATCAATAGCTGTGTTATCTAAAATATCATAAACTTGTATCAATCCACTTGCATTAATATCATTACCATTTACATAATATAATGTATCTGGTGCAAGTACGTCAACTGTAAATTCAATAGTTCCTACGTCTGTTGTATGTGTGCTATCGCTAATACCTACACTATAATTGTATGCACTATCTAACGTTCTAGCTGTCTTGATTGACATCGGCATACCTGGGGTATTGATATCAAACTTATACGTTTGTCCTCTATATAATTTAAGTGTTGGATTCTGTGTTTGTCCATCAGGTGTAAAAAGATATGCTTTATTATCTAAGTTATCTACACTTGTAACTGTATATGTACTTGTTAATCCTTTTGCTTGTCCAACAACAGGAATACTTAATGGTCCATTTTCTAACCAGTAGTAATCTCTAAAGTTTGTAAACATATCCCAACAAATACTGGGATTCCAAGCATAATACTCTTGACTGAATAATTTACTATCGTTATCAACAGTACCATTAAATGCTTTAACTTGATTTTTTAAATCGTTATAGTCTTTGTAAAAAGTTACGTTGTTTAACGTATCCTTAACGACTGTTGCAGGTTCTAATTGATAATTTTCTCTTTGTGTGCTAACATCACCTACGTAAGTATCAGATGCCTTACGTGCTTTAGCAATTCTTCTACCATAGTAAGAACTAATCTTTTCTGCAACACCTGGATTTAATAACTGGTCAAGTGTAGCACTTAAGAATTTTTTATTATGTGAAGTCCTAAAATATCTTGGAAGGTGTTCAGCACTGGTCCTAGTGTGGCTAGTGTCTGATGTTCCACCTGGTAAAGGATATTCGTTTTGATTATCATCATATGCCATTAATAACCACTCCCAGAGCTTCCACTATTTGAACTTGAAGAACTTGAAGAACTTGAAGAACTTGAAACTGTTGATGCCGCTGTATAACTAGATCCACTTGTAACACCACTTGAAGTAGTAGCTGTTGATGTAAGAACATTTCCTGATGCTTTTAATTTACTTGCCGTAATTGCATCAATAATTGCTACATCATCAACTGTTGCTCCGCTAACAAAAACTTCATCTGCTTCTGACTTGATTTCGTAAAGACTTCCAAATCCTTGAGAGTCTTGTTTAGGAACAATTACAATGTTTACTAGATCAGGTGCAACTTCGTTCATAATATAAGTAGCCATCTCTGAGAAATGAAACGTATCACCGAAATCCCAATTTTCTAAAGCAAAGTAGCCATTCATTGCTGAAATAACTCTTGCCTTAATATCGTTATCGTTAACAACCTGATCTGGATTCTTAACTATTTTAATATTTGCTTGTACTTGAGCATCTGCTTTTGATCCAAATAAAACTTTATATTTTACTGGATGATAAATTACATCATCACTAATAGATTTAATCTTATTAATTTCAGCACCGTAGTTGTTAAACAGATTGTCACTGCTAGGTGGTAAAGGTTTATTTACAACCGTACCATCTAGATATCTTCTAAATTCTGTATCATAAGTTCTTGTTAATAAGTAACTGTCAATTAAGTTACTTGAACTTGGATCAATTCTGCTGTCATCATCTGCTGAATGAACGTAATGGAATTTAAGTCCACTTCTACCTACGTATGCTTTATAATCAGTTGTTAATGATAGTGTGCCTGCTGTTGAGCTGTATACTTTAAATACGTCTTCAGTAACTAGATAAAATACCTGTCCATCTGTGTACGTGCTTAATGCACCAACAAGACTTTCACTTTGTTTTACTAGTACACTACCGGAACTATTATCCATATACTTGTAGTCATCAATACCATCTGATGATGTATATTTTTTCAAGAAAACATATTTTGTTAAAGCATTAGTTGTTTCGTCAACTAGTGCAATAAAAGTTTCAGGATCATCTACAACTCCATCAGAGTCTGAATCATAAAAACTTACTTCAACTTTTTTACTGTCAATGTATCCGTCTCCGTCTCTATATTCTTTAGATATTTCCCATGGATAATCTATTGTAAAAGGACTTGTACTATCTGGTTGCGTATTAATACTTAATACTGCAATCTTATCTTTAATAATTTTACCTGTTCTGTTATCAAATATTTTGCTTGTACTATCATAATAGAATCTAATTTCTTCATTACTTTCAAAAACGTATCGTTGTGCTCTTGAAGTAACTGTATATTTTTCACCGTCTGTTTCAAATAATACTAACCAACTTGAATCTAATGCTTGATCTGTAACATCACCTGTTTTACCTGTGCTAAAATCACTTGAAATATCTAAGTTAGTTGCAGTAATCATTCGCCATTGTCTTAACGCACTATCATATCTTAAACCAAATGTTTTATAAGCAAAAATTTGATCTGTAATCTGTGATTGTACATCAGTTAACAACGTTTTACTAAACTTAGGTTTTAGTTCTGACAGGACAGCATTTGTAGGAATAATATCATTTAGTATAATAGGTCCTGTACCGTCTGTGTTATCAGTTCTTCCATCTCCAGTTACACTTACAACTTTTACCCATTTGTAAGTTATTGCGTTAGGATGATCTGCATTGCCAAGCATAAGTGCATGACTGTTGTTTGCCATAAAATGATATCCTGTTGGAGCAACAAATTTTAATAGTGTTCCTGGTTCAATAAACTTTAATGCACTAGCAGTAAAACTTCCTACTTGTAATGATGTACTGTTTGCATCAACAAATGATCCTGTTGATTGATTTGTTGTTGTAGTTTTGCTTGACCATTTTGCACCCAAGTCAGCAACAAGCGTCTTAGGAAAGTTAGTCAAATAATAATTCAACATCTGCTTCTGGCTTAATATTGGTGTTATAGTGTTTACTAGAACGCCCTGTACGTCTGTTTTAGTACTAAACGTAAAAGATGTTTTATCTGTGTAAGAGTCTTTATAAATGACGCCGTCAGCACCATATAAGTTAGTGCTAGAATATTTTCCTGTAGCATCTAATAAATCATAGTATCTTGAAATACCACTTGAAGTTCTGTTTACACTTTTTACTTTAATAATTTCTTGGCTGATTCCTAAAGGACTTACTTGATAGTCTTCTCCAGTAACCATTCTGTTCTGTGTGTAATATGTACTTGGAGCATTCTGTCTAATACTTGCATTACTTTCTGAAATGGTTGCATTGTCAACAGTATATTTTAACTCCAACGAAATTGTAAGTGTTTCTTGATTTCCTGTTTTTGATGTGTAAGGTATTGACACACTGATGTTAACTAAATCTGCTGGAACAATATTGTATTGATCGTTTACACTTGTTCTATAATATGTTCTAAAGTTTCCTTGTGGTAAGTTACCAAACGTACCATCACTAAAAATTAAATCAACTGAGTCTTGTGATTTACTTAATACTCCAAAGATATTTCTAACATTTTTTCTTATGCTGTTGTATACAATGTTATTACCTTCTGTTGAATCAACCTTTGACCAAATTTCGTCCTCAGCCCCAATTGAATTTAATCTGTATAACCAAACATCTGTGTTGTTGATGTTAGTTGCTTCAAGTCCTATTGTTTGATTCGTGCTAGGAGATGTAATATTAAAAGTACCTGTATCTAATGTACCTTGTCTAAAATGTGAAAAGTATCCTGTGTTAGAACTTCCAGGTCCTCTTCCGTCATCTCTATATAAAAATCCTAAACTGTTTCCAGGTAGTGGTGCTTCTTCTGATATAACACCGTTATTAACATCTGTCGAAACAACTTGAAATTGTAAATTCTTTCCGTCAACGTTTTTACTAAAAGTATAAACAGGAACATCTGTATTACTTGCATCAAATCTGTATTGGTATGTTGGTACTCCTTCAACAGTATCTTTTTTGATAGGTTTACCTACAATGCTGTTTACTGGCAATGACGCATTTAAAACTTTTTCAAACTGTTCTCTCCAGTTTGTGTTTGCAGGGTCGTTCCATAAAACTGTTTGGTTTGATAGGTTAGTACCATTTGAATCAACTATGTCCTCTGATGTACTTACACTTTCAAATTTAAGCAATCCGTTTGCTGTTTGATTACGTTTTGGATTGTATGATAAGAGCCTAGCTAAACGTAAAACTGATTCTCTACGTTCAGCTAACTCTAAAAAGTTTTCTCTAGCATTTAAATCTACGCGGAAAGCAATATTTTGACCTAGGAAAGCTATAAGGTCAATTAATGCAAGGTACTCACTTGATTCAATATAATCGTTAAAATCTTCTGGATAATTTTGTCGTATATAGTTGATCATTGTACGACGCAGATTATCAAAGTCATAAGACTTAAATTCTGCATTTCTAAATGACTGATAGACCTTTTTCCAATCTTCAGCTAACAATAATCTGTTTTGTCTATTTGTTGACGACATTTGCTTTCCTTAATATTACTATTTATTGTAATCCGTAAAGTACGTACTTAATAAGAGCCTGACTCTTCATCAAAAGTCAACCTCAGTTTTTCTGAAATATTGTATGGCAAATACATCAGATCAACATCAATTATTATTCCGCTCTCATACGAATCAATTACTATACTTGAAACAACTATACGTGGATCGCTGTTTACGACCGTTGTAACGTTCTTTGCAATAACTTCTTTCATATCCTCTGTTAAAGGTTCGTGTATTGCGTCCCATATCACTGTTCCAAATTCTGGATTCATCAGCTTCTCACCCTGTCTAATGTGGAAGTGATTCAATAAATCTTGTTTAATAAGTCCTATGTCAAACAGCCTTTTGCTGTTATTATTAGGATTAACTGTACTTGTACCCTTATAGGCACGATTAGTAGTAACCGGTTGCTGGTTTACTCCTGAAGGTACTGTAATTTTTTTATATAAGTCTGCCATAACAATATTTACCTATGCTTTAAATTCCTTTTTGAACACGTCAGCTGTGGTTGATGTTGGTAAAGGATTTGCTACTGTAGTCACTAAATCCCTATCTGTAAGTGCAATTTTAAATGCTAACGGGTTTAAATTCTCATGATGTGTCCAAGGTTCAGCTTGTGGTGAACGTTGTGAAAGAACACCAAGTGTTGTGTGACCAGGTACGCGATGTACGGACAGAGCGGACGCGGTAGCGGCCGTAGCCGCCTGCGGTCCATTCATATGGATTTCGGAAGCGGTTTCTGTATGGTTGCCTCCGCTGAGTATATCAGTAGTTCCGCCTGCTGTAAGTTTGTTTGCTCCACCTGTGTTTATATCAAAGTCTGAAGTTGTTGTAATCTTGGTGCTACCGCCCACTAGTATATTTGTATTCTTGTTTGATTCTATCTGCACCCTTCCTTTGAGAATCTTATCTCCAACATAATCTCCTGATGCTTTTAGGCTTAGATTAGCACCTGCTTCTATTGTAACGTTTCTGTCTGCTGTAAGATTAAAATCATTTGCTGTGTGCATACTGATTGAATCCTGTGCAAATATATCAATCTTACCATCTGAAGTTAATTCTATCCAAGCAGTACCTCTAGCATTTCCTAGATATATCAAGTCTTCCGTGTTGTGTAAAAGTATTTGGTGTCCTGTACGTGTACGCAATCTCACAAGTTCGTTGTGCAACAGACCTTTCTGACCTTCCATTTCACCTTGATTTACGTCTGCATAGTCAGGGGCTCCTTCACTTGCAGATTTCTTTCTTAGGTACTTGTCATTACCATCATCAAAAACAAAACTTGTTCCACCAAGTCTTGCCTTGAACACACTTGTATTGTCGTCCTTTGAACCTATCTTAACCTGTGGTGATCCAGGACTCTTGTCTACAGGTCCAGGTGTGCTTATCCCAAATACTGCACTAGGCACTTCACGCCTTGCACTTGAACTTGTTATACCACGTGTTTCATCTTCCAACAATCCTTGTGCAACAAGGTTGTCAGTAAATGTTTTTTGATAGGGTTTTAAATATCTAGTAGGGTCTTGTTGTGTTCCAGGATTTAATACTTTGTTGTATTCACTTGCTGGTAACTTTTTACCTTTTAGGTTATCTGGAACATCTTCGTTAAGAAGTGTTGTTGCGGCATGACCCGGTACACTAAAGTTCATAAACTTGTCTTGTACAACACCTAACCAGTAACACATATTAGGATTACCTTCTGCAAATATAACCAATACTGTCGTTCCTACATCTGGTGGAACCATCCACATACCGTAGCTCTGTTGGCTGTCTTTGTATCCTGTATTCTTTGTACTTCCAAACCCAGGAGTTGATCCTCCAAATGGTTGCAGATATTTTGCTGTATATAATTCGCCGTCTGCAAAAGCAATACCTTGCGACTCGTTCATTTTTCTTAGTTGTACAGTTATGGCTCCATGGAATTCAGGATCTAAATTGTTTATAACAACAGCTTCAAACGGACCAGGTTTAAATTCAGGAGAGGTATACTTACTGGTCCTGTCTATGTTTTGATTTTTTTCTGGTAATCCAGCCATTATGTTAATCTTCCTTTGACTTCATTTACAGCTAAATTAACTGCTGAGCCTAAATCTTCTGTTATGTCTGCACCTGCATTAAACTGATCTATCAGTTCTTGTCCAATGTTTATCCGATTTTGATTTGCTAGTGCCATGGCTCTGAGTTCAGCTATCTTG